GCTGGATCTTGTTCGATCATTTCCTTGATCCGCTCATACTTAGTAGTTAGTGCTGATCCGATGGTGATTCTATCAATTACGGTTATATTTTCGTACATTCTATTTTCTCCAAAAAATTTATTCCTCGGAATATGTCCCATCGTAGGGGTTGTCCTCGTATGGCTCGGCGTCCCATCCAAACATCCAATCGTCGCCACCCTGCACAGGGTGATTGTCCTGCTCTTGCGGGTCGTACCCGCCATTGATGATGGACTCTTGGAAGTTGTCGAAGTTGTCAGATAGATAGCTCATTTTGTTTTCTCCAGTTAAAAATTAGGTAGGCGCCATTGTTATAGTGTTAGGCTTCACTCAGGAATAGCAAGGCTACCCATCTACCACGCCCTACCCTCTAAACCTCTTAGGCCGTGCATATCGTGCAACACGTCCCAAGCCTCTTGTGACCTGTTCCACTCTTCGACAGTCATGCCGAATTGTTCGTGAATCGGGCGGGAAGCCTCAGCTTCCTGCACTTCGCGGGATGCTTCCATTAGCTCGCCCATCTTGTAGGCTTCAGTTTCTTCTACGCTGATATTTTCGTTAAACTTTGTCATCTTATTTTCTCCAAAAAACGCTGTTGTTTTGTATGCCTCTATTATACATACTTATCGGCATATGTCAATAGTGTCTGTACTATTTTCCTAAAATATTCCAATAAATTATATTAGCAAATAAACCTACAAAGGACGCAACAACTCCACTGTATACGATAACTGTTGCAAGTGTTTCTAGTTGTGCCATTTTGTTTACCCTTTCAAAAAGCATTGTGTTTTGTATGTCTTTCATTATACATACATATCGGCATATGTCAAGAGAATACTAGAATAAATTTAGATATTTTCTAGATATTTTCTATGTGTCTATTCCATACTTCTGCACCGATTAAACCCCAAACAACTGCACTAAATAATAGTAAACTTGTAGTCATTTATCACCTACCTTTCTATCTATAGTATCGGCTTATAGTACCGACAACTTGAACGAATAAGGGAATAGGGTGGGGTTTTCTGTTAGCATTGCTTATTGAGATTGAATCTCAAAAAAGCCGGGGTGGTGTAGACAAAATGAAGAGCAATTTCGTCCGTTGTATTAGCTAAACCATCCTCTTAATATCTGTGCGAGCCACTCGATAAGCACGGGGCTGAAGAACGCCAGAGTCAATATAGTCATAACGAAGGCGAAGTCTGACCAATCGGTTGTCGGAGGCCGATACTTCTCACCCCAGAGATCTGAGTTTCTTAGACGCCTCTCGCTGTCTTCTTCGGGAGGCTTATACGGATTAGTACGGCCATCTTTCTGCCAAGACACTATTCACCCCTATTATATCTACCAGCCACCTTCCGAATTTACCGGTTTTGAATGACATGATTCTTACCCAACCATTCTCATCCGTTTGTGTGGCTATCAGATTTTCTAGCATAGCAGTTGCTTTTTTGAAGTCGGGCTGTCCTCTTTCGGGCGTATTCACACCAATCAGCCTCGCCCGGATAACTTTATAAGTGTAAAACCCTAGATCCACATGTAGGTCTGCGGTATCTCCATCTACACACCGAATCAATTTCGCCCGATAAATATGATCTTGTATACTCACTACGAGATACCCCTCTTGCTACCATTCTTTGTCATGGCAACTTCGGGGTCTATCCCTTTCTTAAGACGGTTGTAAAATGCGGCGTATGAAACCTCGCATCTGTCATCCTCTACCCATTCCCCGATGTTCTTTTCTTCTCCAAACGCCTCTATCTTTACATTGGACTTCATGTTGTTGGCATTTTCTTTCGGGGTCATCTCTCTCAGATTTTCGCGGGTGTTATTTAAACGATCATTGTCTGCATGATCCACGAAGATATATGGACTCTGAGTACCTGTGACCATTCTATGCATGGCTTTCTGCCGCCCTTTGATCTTTGTGACGGCATACCCATTCTGATTAACATGCCAACTGTATTGACTTAGCAGAGCAAAGTCTTCTGGGCTTACCTTAGCGGATTTTCCCGCCCCCAGAATACCATTCAAATGTATCTCAAAATAGGTATTACTCATTTTCCTTCTCCTTCTTAACCACCTGACACTTACCTCTACCTGCCTTTTTAGCTATCCCCATCTTGTACCTAGCTTTTCTCACTTGGTCTATCGTTACGCTTTCGCGCACACCCATTTCATAACGTATTCTGGTCAACTCAAAAGCAAGACGTTCGTCTTTGTAGATGTTGCAGGTCTTTTCTATATATTGTTTTTCTGCGTCACTTAGTTTCATATCATCTCTATTAATATGCTGAAAAACTACTACTTGTGTATAGTGTACTATACGGCGACTTTTATTTTTTAAGCACACCGAAAGAGGTAAGACATGAATTTTTACGATGTACTTGGCAAGCTGAGGGTAAAGGCTACCGCGACTGTCGAGGAATCTGTGCTGGAAGATCTTCAGAAGGAAGATCCACCGGTAGAAGAAGCAATGGCAATATTAGAGGCCGAAACTGAAGATGAAGATCCCCAAGGGCATGACAGAACAACAAGTGACGGAGACGATAGAGAAGATAGCGAATAGATACGCATACAAATTTCAATTTGCATACTACACACCTGAAGATATTAAACAAGAAGCGTTTATAATTGCTATGGAGGCTCTTGATCGCTATGACGGAAAGCGTCCACTTGAAAACTTCTTAGCTGTTCATGTTAAAAATCGGCTAAACAATTTCAAACGAGATAATTTCTATAGACAATCAAAGAACGAAAGCAATATTAACAATTCCAAGAAACATCTGATGGAGCCTCTGGATATCACCAACATACGTGATGAGGCCGAACGGAATATGCGGCTTGATGATGATTTTATTCGCATGATTGAAGACAAAGAACTGTTTGATTTAATAGATGAGAACCTCAGTGTTTCTCTTCGCTCCGATTATTTGAGAATTTTACACAACGTCTACGTGTCTAAGCCACGTAGGGAGCAAATTTATAAAGAAATACAGGGTATTTTACGAGAAAACGGCTATGAAGAAGGGTAGATTTTCTAAGACAGAGCAGGCTTTTATCAAAGAAAACCACGAATCTTTGTCTGTGAATCAAATCGCGTCACAATTAGACCGTGACCCGCAGTCTGTTAAAGACCATATAGAGAAAAAACTGGGTTCTAGTAAGATTCAGAAGCGAGAACTTGAAGCTGCATACGACTTGAAGTCACGCGCATACTGGAAAGACCTAGAGAGTCAGTTCTCAAAAGATGAACTGGATATTATTGTCTATCACTGGGGACGTATTATCTCTCAATTTCGCGATGATGTTCTTCCAACAGAGGAATTACAAGTGCTGGATGCTATCAAGCTTGAGGTTTTAATGAATCGCGCACTTAAAAATCAACAAACGAACATGATCGACATAGACAGATATGAGGAAATGGTTACTGCTGAGAAGCAACAGCCACTCGAAATACAGGACAAGGACTATATCTTCAACCTAGAACGACAAATTGCTGTTTTACGTTCCGCTCAAGAGACTCTAACACGCGACTACAAAGACTTACAGACCAAAAAAGCAGCAATGCTTAAAGATCTAAAGGCTACAAGAGAGCAGCGTATCAAAAGACTGGAAGATTCTAAGCAAACTTTCATTGGTTGGGTAAGAAATCTCATGTCAAACCCTGAAACTCGTCGAAAGATGGGCGAAGACATGGAAAAAATGAGAATTGCTATGGGTTCTGAACAAGAACGACTGTCTGAATGGCACCAATATGAAGACAATCTAGTCGATCAACCTTTTCTCACCCCTGACACAACAAAGGGCGGATAATGAAAATAGTCGTAGCTGGTATGCATAGGACTGGACACCACCCTGTGGCCATTTGGTTACTACACCAACAACAAGGTATTTCTGATTTTTCTATAAATACTTTGACACAATGGCTATTTCTAATAAAAAACGGTGGTGAGTTATCGGTACTGGCCAACAATCCTATCAAGACTGGCCCCAACGAACACCCAGACAAGCTGAAATTCACTGACTTGATGTGGGACATTAAGCCGGACTTACTTATTTCTACCCATGAACGTGAAAAACTAACCGAAGTGGCTTATGCTCACTCGGAATCGCCGGTTTTTGTTGATAAACCGAGACTGGTTGTTGTTCTTAGAGACTTTCGCAATTGGGTTGCAAGTTGTGTCAAGATGGCTGAACGTGATAACAAACCAATAGACATGCTTATTGACTCAATTGACATAGACACATACGCTGACCACCTAAATTGGTACTCTCCGGTTGGCAGTATTGTGTTTGTCAAATACAACCAATGGGTTAAAGACCCTAAATACAGACAAGATCTTGCTGAAAGACTTGGCCTACACTTTACAGACGCTGCCCTAGACCAACTCTCTATATTTGGTAATGGTAGCTCCTTTGACGGCATGAAGTACCTGAAGAACGCTTCTGCCATGAACGTCACTCAAAGATACAAGGAAATGGAGACCAACCCTACGTACAGAGCTATTCTTGCCGATAACAAGGATCTCTTACAAGAGAGTGATTACATACTAGGAGTACCATAGATGAAAAGGGCTGTTATATTTGGCGTTACTGGACAAGATGGCTCATACCTATCTGACCTATTACTTTCTCTAGGCTACAAGGTTACTGGTGTAGCTAGACGTACCTCGTGTGACAATACTCCACGCATAGCACATTTATTACATTGTAAGAGATTCAATCTGGTACAGGGTGATATCACTGATGTTGGTAGTGTTTACCGGATTCTCCACAACGCAAAGCCTCATGAGGTGTATAACCTTGCTGCTCAGTCTCATGTATGGACTTCTTTTGATCAGCCGGGATTGACGTGGGATGTTACCGGCAAGGGCTGTCTGAATATTCTCGAAGTCATTAGGGATATGGAAAAAAGGCCGCGATTTTATCAGGCCAGCTCCAGTGAGATGTTTGGCGACTCCATGGAGATAATGTATTTTGAGGATGGTGGTCACGGAAAGTATCAGGATGAAGAAACTATGTTCAATCCGCAGTCTCCGTATGCGATTGCCAAGCTTGCCGCACACCACGCCACGGGCCTCTACAGGCGTTCCTACGGCCTCTTCGCCTGTTCCGGCATCCTATTTAACCATGAGAGCGAACGTCGCGGAGATCGCTTTGTAACCCGCAAGGTGACACAGTACGTTGCAGACCTACACCACGCTCTCGCAAAAGGCGAGCAGATACCCAAGCTGCGTCTGGGGAATCTGTACTCTGAAAGAGACTGGGGACATGCTGAAGACTACGTTAGGGCAATGTTTTTGATGTTACAGCAAGAGAAGCCTAATGATTACGTCATAGCAACAGGAGAGACTCACAGCGTAGAAGAGTTCGTTATAGAAGCATTTAAGTGTATAAATATATATGACTACCAAAATTATATAACTATAGACCAAAAACTATATAGACCATCTGAAGTTCCTTATTTAAGAGGTCATCCCGGCAAGGCCGCAACGCACTTGGAATGGGAACCTCAAACCTCTTTTGAGGGGCTTGTGAGGAGAATGGTTGATCATGATATACAAAGTAGAAGTGAACATGGACAAGGTTCGGCCTTATCTAGTGCGGGCGGGCGTACAAACACATAGGGAGCCTGTGATAACCCTTTGGATCACGGGAGAAGACCCCGATGAAGTTTGTAGCAAGGCTAAGGAAAAGATTTGTGCCGACATACTAAGAGAAAACAATACTAAAAAGGTGAAGGATGCCATGCCAGAAATTTCTGCAAACATTCGGGTGATAAGAATAAGGACTGGAAAGACATCTAAATGATAATCTGTGCGTTGCTCCCAAGAGGACATGGGGCTGGTATTTTCTTAAATGATTTAACGTTTTTTCCGGCGTTACAAAATGTATCAAAGCATTTCAATTTTGAGTATATGCCTCTTGTGATAGAAGGACAGTGGGAAGATGGTAACGAGGTAGTGGATAAGCTACCAGACATAGAAGACGACCTCATCTTTATCACAACATATAACAACAGATGGACACGAGAGCATTATGACCGTATCAAAGAGAAGATGCCGAAGATTAAAACAGTCTTCTTGGCTTCCGATACGCATTATGATGGCAAAACCGAATCAGGGTCATTAGTAGGTCTTGAGCGTATAGAGTGGCCTCTAGATTTGTATCTGGACACAATGAAAGAGGTTGTAGAAGAAGCTAAGTCAAAGTTTACTTCTGCACATTACTACTGGTCAATATCTCAGAATATTATTGATCAAATTGAATCTTCGGAATTAGAGAGTACAAAAAAGTATGATGCCATATGTCTCTGTTCCACAGATAATCAATCCGGCGTTCGTAAAGAAATGTTTCAAGCTTTAGACGAAGCGGCATTATGGGTCTTAAGAAATCTGAACGAACATGATCTGAACAACATCTTCAATCTGTATTCTCAGTCTTGGATAACCTTGGGAACTACAACTTCTTGCATGTCAAGCGAACTGAGAAGCATGAAAGGGTTTCGTGACTGGATAGCTCCCTTCTGCGGTAGTCTACTGATTTATGACAGTTTCCCCGACGTAGTAGAAATTGGTTCGTTCATTCCGATTTATAGATATGGCGATTGGCAAGGAGCGGCTAAGATAATTAAAGAGTTAAAAGACAACAGATTTCTGTATAACAAACTAATAGAAAAACAGAAACAATGGGCCTTAGATAACACACTAGAGAAACAACTTATAAGAATATTTGAGACGCATCTGTTATGAGAAACTACAAAGATCCGATATATGAAGACTGGCGCACTCGTGTCTACAAGAGGGATTCTCACAAGTGTCAAATGCCCGGATGCAGTGCGAAAAGGAAAAGACTCAACGCGCACCACATACGCAGATGGGCAGATGCAGCTTATTTGAGGTACGATGTTAGTAATGGCATTACATTGTGCTGGAAGTGTCATAAAGAAGTAACAGGCTCAGAACAACAGTACGAGGCACTGTTTATGCAGATAGTAAGAGATAATGAAACACGTAATACTTAGAGACACAAGAGAGAAGCAAGGCTGGGATTTCGAGCCACTTGAGAAGTGTGAGGCCCAAATAGACATTGGTCTGAAGACGGGTGACTACACTTTGGAAGGCTTGGAAACGAGCCTCTGTATCGAGCGTAAGGCAAGCACTGGCGAACTGGCTATGAATCTCGGTAAGAAGCGGAAGACATTTGAGGCTGAGATAGAACGCATGTCTCACTTCAGATGGGCATATATCATATGTGAGTTCTCAATAGACGATCTCATGATGTTCCCTAAGAATTCAGGAATCCCGAAATCAAAATGGCGATTTGTCAGAATGAATGGAAAATTCATGTGGCGAAAACTAAGCGAGTATGAAGAGGATCACGGCATACAGGTTGTTTTCTGCGACAACAGGGAAACAGCAAAAGATAGAGTGATAAGAATTTTTGATGATGTTACGGAGATACTGGCTCGTGAAGAATCAGAGTGACATCAAAAACATAATCGACGACGCTTGGCTGAACATAGGGCAGAACCAAAGAGTCATTAATCCATTTAACATGGATACTGATGAAGAGTTTACAACTAAACTCACTTGGCTAATGACCAACCCAGAGTATTTCTCTTTTATATGTAAAGAGATTTTTAACGTTGAAGTTCTTCCCGTGCAAGCATTAATGCTTAAAGAAATGTGGAACAGGAAGTTCCCGATGCTCATAGCCAGTCGTGGGTTTGGTAAATCATTTATATTGTCTTTGTATTCGATGATGCGGGCGCTATTGTTTCCCGGCAGAAAGATTGTGATTGTTGGTGCAGCTTTTCGTCAATCAAAAGTTCTCTTTGAATACATGGATACTATATGGCGCAACGCTCCCATTTTAAGAGATATTGTGGGTGGTAATAGTGGCCCAAGACGTGACGTAGATAGATGTCGAATGATCTTGGGTGATAGCACAGTTACTTGTTTACCCCTTGGTGACGGAAGTAAGATTCGTGGTCAACGCGCCAACGATATCGTTGCTGACGAATTTGCATCTATTCCGCGAGAAATCTTTGAAAACGTTGTTGCTGGTTTTGCTGCTGTTAGTGCTTCTCCTATCGAGAATGTAAAAAGAATAGCGTCAAAGAAAAAATCTGTCGAACTTGGCGAACAAACCGAACAAGAGATTATGGCGGAAGAAGAAGACGAGATGGGCAACCAAATTGTCTTGTCTGGTACTGCTTACTATGACTTCAATCACTTTGCGGAATACTGGAAAAAGTGGAAGCAAATTATAAACAGTGAAGGTGAAGAAAAAAAATTAGCCGAAATCTTCGGAGACGATGGTGTACCAAAAGGCTTTGACTGGACACAATACTCAATTATAAGAATTCCTTTTGAACTCCTTCCAGAAGGGTTTATGGATGCTGCTCAAGTTGCAAGATCTAAAGCAACCGTTCATTCTGGAATTTATGAGATGGAATTTGGCGCTTGTTTTTCTACAGACAGCAATGGCTTTTTTAAACGCTCACTCATTGAATCTTGCGTTGTGTCGCCAGACAACCCGATCAGTCTTCCAAGTGGAGAAGTTAATTTTCAGTCCATGGTAAGAGGTAATCCTTCGGCCAGATATGTGTATGGAATTGACCCCGCTTCCGAAGTTGATAATTTCAGTATTGTTGTTCTAGAACTTCATGAAGACCATGCTAGAATAGTTCATTGCTGGACAACAAATAGAGGTAGACACAAAGAAGAACTAAAGAAGGGTCTGGCAACAGAGAGAGACTTTTATTCGTATTGTGCTAGAAAAATACGAGACCTCATGAAAACCTTTCCTTGCGAAGAGATAGCCTTAGACGCTCAGGGTGGAGGTATTGCAATTTCTGAAGCTTTACATGATCCCGACAAGATGGAGCCGGGAGAGCTACCCCTGTGGCCAACTATCGACGAAGACAAGGAAAAGGATACTGACGGAGAGGCGGGTCTTCACATACTAGAAATGATTCAGTTTGCTAAATCCGATTGGGTTAATGAAGCAAATCACGGAACAAGAAAAGACTTTGAAGACAAGGTTCTTCTCTTTCCCTATTTTGATTCCGCAACTTTAGGATTGGCCATCGCAGACGACAAATTAAAAGACCGATCATACGACACGTTAGAAGACTCAATTATGGAAATCGAGGAACTGAAAGATGAATTGGCAATGATTATAATGTCTCAGACTCCAGCCGGTCGAGATAAGTGGGATACTCCAGAGGTAAAACTGCCCGGAGGTAGAAAAGATAGACTCAGAAAAGACCGCTATAGTGCATTGATTATGGCAAATATGTCAGCCAGAAAGCTAAGGAGAAACCCTGCTCCCCCTCCATATGAAATAGTTGGAGGTTTTGCTACAGGAAACCCCAAAGGAGACGGCGGTCCTGAATTCTCTGGACCAGCTTGGTTTACAGAAGGAATGAGGGATGTTTACTAATTTGGTGTATAATCATATGGATTAATCTACCGAACATTCCCAATACAATTCAATTAAGGTTTTGATAATGGACAACCCAATAAAAAACACTGAAAAAGCAGAGGCTTTCATCACATGGGGGGATGAGTCAGACAAGCAAGAAGCTTTATCTCAAGTGTCTGACAACCTTGATCACTACGATGGTGTTCAGAAGTCTCTTGGCGGTTTTCGTAGGTCTTTTTTAGATATAGAGCCACAGCGTTCAGTTAGAACAGGCTTTACTAGAGAAGATTACAACCGCTTTAGGAGCGAAGAGGCGGTCCCACAGCTTCAAAAAGAAGCTATACAAATGTGCATGACTGCCTACGATAAGGTTGGCATCATCAGAAATGTTATTGATTTGATGGGTGACTTTGCTTGTCATGGAATTAACATTGTTCACCCCAATAAAAGAATAGAGAAGTTCTACAGGAAGTGGTTTGAAAAAATTGGCGGGCGAGATAGATCAGAGAGGTTTCTGAATACCCTCTACAGATGTGGGAACGTAGTAGTCAAAAGAAGAACAGCCAAGATAAGCAAGAAAATAGAAAACGACCTTAAAAAATCTCTTGGCTCTCCAGACATGGAGATCGAAAAATTACAAGTCAATAAACGTGAAATTCCATGGAAGCACGATTTTCTCAACCCTCTTTCAATCGAAGTTCTCGGCGGAAACCTAGCGTCTTTTGTTGGCGACAAACAGTACGCGCTAAAGGTTTCCAAGCTGGTCAGAGGATTAACAAAAAGAGGTCTTGGCGGTTCTTCAAAGTATAATGCTAACCTAGCATCTCAATTACCCCCTGACCTTCAGCAGGCAATTAAAGAGGGGCAAGACTTAATTCCCCTAGACTCATCTAAGATATCAGTCTTTCACTACAAGAAGGACGATTGGCTACTATGGGCAAACCCTATGATCTACGCCATTTTAGATGACGTTATAATGTTAGAGAAAATGAAGCTGGCAGATATTTCAGCTTTAGATGGTGCTATTTCTAACATTAGACTTTGGAGTCTTGGCGATCTAGATAATAAAATTCTACCTACAAAAAATGCGATCAACAAACTAAGGAATATTTTAGCTGGAAATGTTGGTGGCGGAACAATGGACTTAGTGTGGGGTCCAGAACTTAAATTTACTGAGTCAAGCACACAGGTGTATAGATTTTTGGGTAAAGAAAAGTATGAACCGGTTCTTACCAATATTTACGCTGGCCTTGGTGTTCCCCCTACCCTCACCGGTATGGCCAGCGGTGGCGGCGGTAGTTTTACCAATAATTTCATTAGTCTTAAAACTCTCGTCGAAAGACTAGAGTATGGAAGATCTGTTCTTGTTTCTTTTTGGCAGGAAGAGGTTGAAAGAGTTAGACAGGCTATGGGCTTTAGGCTTCCCGCAAAAATTCATTTCGATACCATGGTTTTGTCTGACGAGGCTACTGAAAAGAATCTCCTTATTCAATTAGCGGATAGAAATATTATTAGTTCTGAAACCGTTGTAGAAAGATTTGGTGAAATTCCAGAAATAGAGAAGATTAGAATTCGACGGGAGGACAGAGACAGGAAAAAAGAAGTGATTCCACAACAAGCTGGTCCCTATCACAATCCTCAACACAGAAATGATCTTGAGAAGATTGCCCTTACGAAAGACGCAATGTCGCCACAGGATCTTGGGCTGGTTCCTTCTGATGATACTGGAAATCATCCATTTTCTGACCCCGACGACAGAAGAAGTGACCAACAAATTGAGGAGAAGAAAGAGGAACAGAAAGACAAGCAAGACGAAAGGGATGAGAAGAAATTTGATAAACAAGAAGAACGGAAAGAGAATAACCCTACAGGCAGGCCGGAAGACGGAAGACCTAGACTTGCTAAAGACAAACAAAAGAGGAAGCAAAAGGATGTCCAACCGAGGACTGCCGCAGACTCCAGTTTTGTTAACCTGACCTTGTGGACTTCTAAAGCACAAAAAACCATTGCGGATATTGTGCATAAGCCTCTTTTAGCGTTCTATGATAAGAAGAATCTGAGAAGTCTTACTAAGAAAGAATCTGACGAACTAGAGTATATAAAACTTTGTATACTTTGCAATCTCCAACCTTATGTTGATATTGATGCGGAGGTTATCAATCAGATTCTTAAAGACCAATCTAGTGTTGACCTAACTACTTCAAACGTTGTGTCGGAACTTAAAAAAGAGTTTGCTGATAAAAATGATCGCAATCCGACAATAGAAGAGCTGCGCCATATCCATGTTTCGGCCTATGCTATAGTTCGTAACTAATGGTATTTTTTTGATTTATTTTGTTTTATGGTGTATATTCTTTGTGAGGTACTTTATGAATATTCCAATCTATAAAGCTGAAATAGAAGCCGGTTTAGAAGAATCTATCAAGGCCAGTGCAAGTTGTGCATACGTGGCTCCAGTTAGATCTTTTATACCGACGAGAACAGAAGAAGAGCAAGCTAAGATTATTGCTCTTAAAACAGAAGCCGAAAATAAAGATCAAATGGATCTTTACTATATAAACTCTGTTTTAGTATCTACAGGATGGAATAAGAACGACGACGTTTTTGATGCTCAGGAAACTTGGGCTGCTAAAGATACGCCCGAAGATAAGCAGTTCAATTTTATGCATGATGAGACGGACATTATTGGTCATATAACCGGTAACGTTGTTCTCGATAGAAGTGGTAATGAAGTAAAAGACTTAAACCAACTATCTGACGGCCAGTTTGATATTATCACTAGTGCTGTTCTATATAACAGTTGGACCAATCCAAAGCTTAAGGCTAGGATGGCAAAGATAATTGATCAAATTGAGTCTGACGAATGGTTTGTCAGCATGGAAGCACTTTTTGCTGGCTTTGATTATGCTGTTGTTGATCCTGAAGGTCAGCACAAGACGATTGCCAGAAATGAAGAGTCCGCTTTTTTAACTAAGTATTTAAGAGCTTACGGAGGACAGGGAGAATATGAAGGACACAAGATAGGTAGATTATTACGTAACATAACTTTTTCTGGTAAAGGTCTTGTCAGTAAACCCGCCAATCCTAGAAGCGTGATTATTACTGATTCAGATCCTTTCCGAACGAGTGAGATATTCGCGATTACTCATTCTAGTTTAAGGGAGAATCAAATGTCAGATTTGACACTAGAAACTCAGGTCCAAGAACTTAAAGCTCAATTGGCCGAAGCCAAGGCTGCTGAAGAGTCTCTTAAGGCCGAAATTTCATCCCAAAAAGATGAAGAATTTAACACAAAGATTGAAGCTTTTGAAGCTACTGTAGCCGAAAAAGATTCTAAAATTGTAGAGCTTAACGAAGCCATTGAAGCCTCTAAAGCTCAAGTGACTGAGCTAGAGGCATCTCTTGCTCAAGCTAAGGAAGAACTTGCTGAAATCAATGCTAAAGTTGAAGCTCATGAAGCTGAAGCAAAGCGTGAAGCACGTAAGGTTTTGCTGGCAGAGGCAGGTCTTGAAGACGAAGATGTAGAAGCTGCTTTAGAGAAGTTCGCTGAAGTAAGTGACGAACTTTTTGAAGAGTTTGCTGGCTACATGAAAAAGAAGGCCAACTTCCCTCCGAAGAAAGATGACGAAGAGGAAGATGAAGAAAAAGAAGATGCTAAGTCTTCTGAAGAAACCGAAGTAGAGGCTGAAGAACAAGACGAAGCTGAGGTTGAAGCTGAAGCAGAAATCTTGGAAGAAGTTGAAGAAGAAGCAGAAGCTGCTTTGACTGATGCTGGTGACGATAGCGTAGCGGAAGCTCGCACAAGCGCTAGTGACTGGTTGGAGTCAAACGTTCTTCGTACAACGGCTAGCCTTCAAGACTAAACAATTAATCTCAATACGAGGAGAATAGAAAATGGCTTTAAAAGCTGATAGACATGAACTCGATGTCGATATTTCGTTTTTCATGAACGAAACTGCCGAAAAGGGTCAGATTGTTGTTCTCAGTACCGTTGGTTCTGGGGCTGCAATGGATCAAGCTGGCGCGTTGGTAACGGTTGCTGCTGCAACTGCGTCCACGATTCCAGTTGGCGTTTTGCTCAATGATGTGGTTGATATCGACCTCACTCGCCAGCATATTAACTGGCATAAAGATGAAGTCCAGAAAGGCGGGAAAGTTACCCTCCTGAAGAAGGGTTATATCGTAACAGATCAGATTGAAGGAACGCCTACTGCTGGCGCTCTTGCATATCTTGATGATGCAGACACTGGTAAGTTTGCTGTAGCAGGCTCCGTGGCTGATGGTAAGTACAACGCTGTTGGTCGTTTTATGTCCACCAAGGATGAAGACGGCTATGCTAAGGTTGAAGTCAACTTGCCAATGCCGCAGAACGTAGCCGCCGCTGCTGCTGCTGACGCTTAATATTAACCCTTTCTAAGGAGAATAGAATAATGAGTAGAATGACTCGACCTGATGATCATTTTATCGAACTCATCAAACGCTCCGGTAGTGTTGACAAGAACGAAGCTCTCGTTGCTCAACACGAACTAGCCGTGGCCCTAGAAACTCCCCTTCGCAAGGGTGTTTTGGTTGGTGATGTTTTAGATGGTATTTTTGAAAAGATTAACATGGAACCCGGAACTGCTGCTGAGTTCCCGCTTGATCTTCTCGCCCCCGGTACTGAGAATGAGCATGTTGCTTATACCAACCCCGGCCACGGTCGTATTCCAGAACGAGCGGTCGAAGGCGATTACGTCATGGTTCCGACCTATAGCGTAGCATCTTCGATTGACTACCTTCTGCGATATGCCCGCGAAGCTCGCTGGGATGTTGTTGGTCGCGCAATGCAGGTTCTCGAAGCCGGTTTTGTTAAGAAGATGAACGATGATGGTTGGCACACCTTGCTGGCTGCTGGCGTTGACCGAAATATTTTGGTCTACGATGCCGACGCTGCTCAGGGTCAGTTCACCAAACGTCTCGTTTCTCTAATGAAGACGGTTATGCGCCGAAATGGTGGCGGTAACTCAGGTTCATTGAATCGTGGTCGCTTGACTGACATTTACCTCTCGCCGGAAGCCCTTGAGGACATCCGCAACTGGGGTATTGATCAAGTTGACGAAGTAACCCGCCGTGAGATTTATCAAGCCGGAGACGATGGCGCTGCTATCACTCGCGTGTTTGGTGTTAATCTTCACGACATGGACGAAATTGGCGAAGGCCAAGAGTACCAGAGGTTCTTCACTGATCAACTTCTCGGTGGTCTCGCTTCCAGCGATTCTGAGCTTGTAGTTGGCTTGGACCTCTCTGCTAACGATAGCTTTATTATGCCTATCAAGCAGGATGTTCAGATCTTTGAAGACGATGCTCTTCATCGCCATCAACGAGCCGGTTTCTACGGCTGGGCTGAAATTGGATTTGCTGTACTCGATAACCGAAGAATCCTCCTTGGCTCCTTCTAATCGGTAAGTAGGTTCATAACCTCTAAAAAGCCGCTCTCAAATTAATTTTTGGGGGCGGTTTTTTTTATATGGTGTATAATAATACGTACAATTGTATTGCAATAGGATTATGCACAAATGACAAAAAGAACCAAAACAGAATTGGCTAGTCAGCTTACTACTTTATTGCCAGATAATACTAATGCAGAAATTAGTCCAGAAGACATAAGAAGTGTATTTACAGATTATGCTGATTCTCTTGTTTTATGGGATTCTACTGCTCCAACCGCTGCGGGTGCATATGCATCTGCCACTATTACCTTTAGTGGTTTACCCGATAATAACCAAACAATTGCTATTACAGACGCTTCTGGTACAGAAAAAACGTACACGGCAAAAACCGCAGGTGAAGACACAACCTTTGGTCATTTTAATGTGAGTGGAACAAAAGACGCAGCAGCAACGTCGCTAAAAGCTTGCATTGAGGCTGGCAATGGTCACAATGGAACTATTACAGTTTCGGACAGCGGTTCTGGCGTATTGACTCTTACCCAAGCTAGTACTGGAACTCCGGGTAATACTACTATTACAGAAGGATTAGATAACGTTACAAAAACAGACTTTACCGGTGGAGTTAGTGCTGCCCCATCATGCGTCAAAGGTGAAGTAGTATTTGTAAAAGGTTCTAATGACTACCTTTATGTTTGTGTTGATACCAACCTTTGGCGCAGATCAGAACTGAGTTCATTTTAACAGGAGACAGACATGTCGGCTCTTACTGAATATTTAGAAAATAAACTTATACATCATGTTTTTAGAAACCAAGCTTTTACTACCCCCGGAACCAGCATTTATGTTGGTCTGATTGCTTTTTATGAAGCAGGTGTTCTAGAAACTTCCAAAACAACCCCAGCCGGTGGAAAAGAACTTACTGGCGGTGCGTATGCTAGAGTTCAACATACGGACTGGCGGGATGCTCATGCCGTTGGTACTTCAGGCGTTATCGACAATAACACCGCTATCACTTTCCCCACCGCGACTGCTGACTGGGGAATGGTTTCTGGCGTGTTTATTGCAGATGCTGCTAGTGGCGGAAACATTCTAATGCACGGAGCATTAACTACACCTAGAGACGTTAAAGATGGCGATGTCTTTAAGTTTAACGCCAATGATCTAGATATCACCTTCGCATAGGGAATTTTATAATGGCCCAACACTGTGTAGAAATTCCAGATGAACATTTAGATCGTGTGATTAACGCTATAGCCAATCAATATGGATACAGCCCAACTGTAGAAAATCCTGATTTTGATACGTCTCTTCCCGAAGGAGATGACAACCCAAAAACCATCGCCAATCCTGTAACTATTGGTGAATTTGCCAACGGTGTAGTGAGAGACTTTCTCATTAATAACGTCAAAGCTTGGGAATCAAAACAGGCAGCAGAAGCAGCTAGGGTTGCAGCTATTGAAGCTATAGATATTGCTATCACCGATCCTTCCTAATCGGAGGTCGATATGGCTTTAGTGGTTAAAGACAGAGTAAAAGAAACCACGACTACTACCGGTACAGGCACAATTAACTTGGCCGGTGCAGTTAGTGGCTTTCAAACTTTTGTTGCCGGAGTGGGTAGCACCAATACTACCTATTACGCAATCGAAGATGCTAATGGCACTGCGTGGGAAGTAGGTTTAGGTACTGTTACCGACGCTTCTCCCGACACTCTTGCCCGTACCACCATTCTTGCAAACAGTAATGGTGACACAGACGCCATTACACTGTCTAGCGGTACGCACACAGTTTTTGCGACCTATCCTGCTGGTAAAGCTGTATATCTAGTTGCCAATGGGACTACTAGTTTTACTCTAGATGATATTCCTGATGTCAAATGTGGTGGCACTGACTTCTCAAGAAGCTTTCTTATTAACAATCCCGGTTCAACGCCGAGTACCGGTACTCTAAGTAGTGCTGAAAATAATGTAGGAATTGGTTATAGCGCCTTAGCGTCAATAACGAGTGCTGATAAAAGTGTTGCACTTGGATATTATGCTTTAAATGAATTAACCACCGGTGCAAACAACATTGCGATTGGCTATGAGTCCCAAAGACACGCAAATGATGGCTTTAGTAATATAGCCCTCGGTCAGTATTCGTTGATGGGAAATTCTGATGGAACTAGCACAACAGGAAATTCCTATAATATTGCTATAGGTGATTATACTGCAAGAGATATTACCAGTGGCGATTCAAACATTGCTATGGGAACTTTTGCGTTGGATAAAGTTACCACCGGTAGTCACAATATTGGCTTGGGTGACTACGCCCTACAACGTGTTCTAGATGGATCATACAACACCGCCGTTGGTAGAAATGCGCTACAGGGTACAGCAGATAGCACTGGACAAAACTATAATACCGCTATTGGTGCGTCAGCGGGCTATGGCCTAACAACAGGCGATAAGAACATTTTCATTGGTTACACGGCGGGTTATGCACACACCTCTGATGACAGCATGTTGTATATTGCTGATAATACTGAAGCAAACGATGGAACTATCATCAAAGCAGACATGTCAGAAAAACACGTTGCGATTGGTATGGCTGATGATCTTTTCAGTAATTCTGCTGGTGATGCGACTCTACAAATTTACCCCAAAGATGCAGCGGACGAAGCTATCTTTGTAAAGATGCCAACAAGCCACTCGGCTAATTTAATACAAATCCAAAACTCTTCTGGTACTGATTTATTTGTTGTAGATTCTACTGGAGAAATTACTACTGGAAGCATTTCTACCCTTGCAGTTGGTGATGGTGGTACTGGGGCTTCTACCGCCGCTGACGCTAGAACTAATTTAGGCGTAGACGCAGCAGGCACTGACAATTCTACAGATGTTACTCTTGCTGGCTCTCTTGATTATATAACTATATCAGGCCAAGAAATAACAAGAAACGCAATAGATTTAACGGCAGATGTTACAGGAACCCTTCCAGTAGCCAACGGGGGAACTGGCTTAACCAGTATCGCAACCCTATTAAATAGCAATAACAACATCTTTAAAACCATATCCGTCTCAGGACAAGATGATGTTGTGGCAGATTCTGCAACAGATACCTTAACACTTGCTGCTGGTTCTAATGTAACGATTACAACAGCCGCTGGAACTGATACTATTACAATCGCCGCCACTGACACTAATACACAACTTAGCACAGAAGAAGTTCAAGACATTGTAGGAGGCATGGTAACTGGAAACACAGAGACCGGAATTGCAGTCACCTATGAAGATGGTGATGGCACTTTGGACTTTGTTATTGGCACGCTTAATCAAGATACCACCGGAAATGCAGCTACGGCTACGGCTTTGGAAACTGCTAGAACTATCAATGGTACTTCTTTTGATGGCACTGCAAACATAACTATAACTGCTGCTGGCTCTACACTGTCAGACACCGTTACTGTTGCAAAGGGTGGTACTGGCGCTACAACTTTAACTGATGGCGGCATTCTTTTAGGAAGTGGAACTGGTGCTGTTACAGCCATGTCAGTTTTAGGCGATGGTGTCATTGTGGTTGGTGATAACTCCACTGATCCTACGACAATTACCGCATTTACTGCTTCAGATGGAGTTCTTAAACACGAAGTTGGCGGACTGGAACTCGATATATCCGCTATTGCTATTGGCGATATAATAGCAGGAACAGGCACTGGATCGGTTGGTATTGTCACTTCTGCCGGACATAGCGATGGTGATGTTCTTACCATACAAGCAGATGGAACTGTTGACTGGGAGGCTTCTTCTTCAGGAGGAGCTAGCAATATAACTGGCCTTTCAGACGCTTTGGTAGAAAATGACTCAATATACCTTGGTAATGACCCTTCCAGCACTACAAGCACGGCTGAACGAAACATCGCAATTGGAACTACTGCTCTTGATGCTGTCACTACATCGGATGACAATATAGCTATTGGCTATAATACTGGGACAGCAATCACGGGCGGTCTTAGTTCTCTGCTCAATAGTTCTAAAAATATTCTCATAGGCTCTTATGCTGGAGAAAACTTAACTACAGGCTCTTCCGAAAATGTTTTTATAGGATATGAAGCTGGACATGGATTAGTAGATAGTCATAGCAAAAGTGTAGTCGTTGGGTATCGTGCTGGCTATTCATCGAGTGATGATAGGTCATCTTATGGGTACAATGTCCATGTAGGACATCAAGCCGGGATGGAGGCGAATAACCAATATACGGTACATATTGGGCCTCAAGCGGGAGAATGGAATGCTGGCAATGGTGCTGTTGCGATTGGTGATGCCGCTCTTAAGGGTTCATCGGGGACTCCTATTTCAACCACCGACACCGTAGCGATTGGTGCTGGCGCCGGAAGCTCTTCGACAGGCGATAAGTGTGTGTATTTAGGCCATAACGCCGGAGCTAGCAATACTTCGGATAAGATGCTGTTTATAGGCTGGGACTCGCCATCTTCCAGCGAGACTATTATCAAAGCCGATATGGAAAACAAGCATGTCGCTGTTGGTGTAGCTGATTCACTTACTGTTTCTGCTGGTTCTCCAACATTTCAGGTTTACACCCAAGATGCCGCCGACCCCGCTTTCTATGCAAAGATGGCCGGAAGTCACAGCGGTAATTTAATAGAAATTGAAAACAACAGCGGCACTGATATATTTGTTGTAAATAGCAGCGGACAAGTTTCTACCGGTACTTGGCAGGGTACAGCGATAGCTCAAGCATACATAGCAAATGACGCTATTAATGGGGACAAGATTGCCGACGATGTTGTTGATAGCGAACATTATGTAGCAGGCTCTATTGATGAAGAGCATTTAAATGCTACCAATAGCCCTACTGATAATTATCTCTTATCATACGATGATTCTAGTGGCGGATTTACTTGGGTCGCTGCTGGTTCTGGTGGTGAAGCTAACGAATTCTCCTTTAAGACAATATCAGTATCAGGCCAAGACGACGTTGTAGCGGACACTACAACCGACACTTTAACATTGGCTGCTGGTTCTAATGTTACCATTACCACAACCGCTGCTAGTGACACCGTAACGATAGCGGCTACTGATACGAATACTATGGGTTCTGGATTTACTGTATCGGCAACTACCGACAGTAATGCTACTACCATAACTCAAGGTGACGATTTGATGTTTGCAGCAGGTACTGGCATTACCTGCGAGACTACGGCAGATGGAACAGTTACTATCTCATCTACAGTTACTGACACCAATACTACTTATACCGCTGGTGATGGATTAGGTTTAAGCGGCACTGAATTTTCGGCTGATCTCAAGGCAAATGGAGGCTTGGTAATTGAGTCTACCGAGATTGCGGTAGACCTTGGTGCTAGTTCTATAACTGGAACTCTTGCTATAGGAGATGGTGGAACAGGTGCTACTAGCGCGAGTGCAGCCAGAACAGCTCTGGGTGTCGATGCAGCGGGTACAGATAACTCTACGGATGTTACTCTGGTTACTACTTCGCATGACTACCTATCAATCTCTAGCCAAGCGATAACATTGGGCCAAATTGATATTGGCGATGACACCAACCTAACCGCTGGTACTAATATCAGTCTTTCTGGCGACACTCTTAATGTAGATGACGCTTTTCTTGTAAATGATGCCGATGATACTACTACTGGAACTATTACTGCGGGTGGATTTACTACTGCTGGAACTCTTACTGTAGATAGTGTTGGCATCACGGCTATACAGACAGCTAGCGAGTCATTTGCAGACAATGACACAAGCTTAATGACCTCTGCGGCTATTGATGACAGAATTAATGCTGCCGTAGCTAGTGAAGATACTTTAGCTGAACTTAACGATACAAATATATCATCCGCTGCCGCTGGTCATTTGATTATTTATGATAACACGGCGTCTGTGTGGGATAATGCTGCCCTGACTGCTGGTAGTAATATCAGTATAACAAACGGTGATGGGTCTATTACTATTGCCGCCACTGATACAAATACAACATATACTAAAGCAAGCTTTGACTTAGACCACTTATTTACCTTAGTCGGCGCCTCTGCTGATACAGATGAAAATCTTGGCACGTTTACCGGAAGTACCATATCGGATAGCAGAACTATCAAGCAAGCCCTTCAGGATTTAGAGACTGAATTAGAGACAAAAGGCGTTGGTGATATGACCGGCGTTGATTTAACTGGCGGTACTGGTATTAGCATTGACAGCGAAACTAACACTGGAAGCGGAGCATATTCATCCACCATTACTTGTAACTTAGAAGGAACTGAATTAGCCTCTACCGGAGAAACGGGAACATCCAAGTTTTTGCGAGTGGATGGCGATGGTACATGTTCTTGGCAGGTTCCTCCAGATACAGACACTACATACACTAAGGCGAGTTTTGACTTAGACCATCTATTTACTTTAGTGGGAGCTTCTGCCGATACTGATGAGCATTTAGGGACATTTACTGGAAGTACGATAGCAGACAATCAAACAATCAAAGCGGCTATACAAGCTGTAGAGACAGCGGTAGAGACTAAAGGTGCTACTGCTGGTAGTTCTAGTATTGTTACTGTAGGAGCTTTAGATGCTGGTTCGATTACTTCTGGGTTTGGAACAATTGCAACAGGCGATACAATTTCAGGCACAACTATCACTGCCTCAACTGCTTTAAAAACTGCTTTAATAGAATACACAGACGGCGATGATGCCATTACTATTCATGATGGCGGTTCTATAAGTATGGCCAAAGCTGTTTATCATCCTATAGCAAACGCTGAAGCAGAACCTGAAGATGCTACAGTAAACATAGATTTAAGAAAGGCTAATTACTTTGATGTAGAATTAAATGCTAATGTAACAGACATAGACTTTACACATGGAAAAGTTGGTCAAAGATTTATGATAAGGTTTGAACAAGATGCTAGTTCAGGCCCATATACTATCGCTTGGGATGCAGTCACTATGGACTTTGATGGTGGTGGAAGTGCAGTAGCCGTTACCATTAGTTGGCCCGGAGGAACCGCCCCAACCATGACTGCTACAGATGATAAAGCTGACACCTATGGATTTATTATTAGGGCTGAAGGCCATATGGATGGATTCGTAATCGGTCAAAACATGCCTGTAAACGACAACTAATATGAAACCTAAAAAGTGTGCAATAGTAAGCACGCCAAGATCAGGCACTCACTATTTAAGGATGAGTTTGAACAACCATCCAAAAATAAAACTTGCGAGTGAATTTTTTAGACCAGACGATAAATATAGAACATCACCAAAGTACAAAGAGCATTTTCAAATAAAAGATTATGTATACAACAACACTATTGACCCATCTATAGCTAAATTTCACTATGTTGGGTTTGTGTGGCATTTAACACTTAGTAGCGACCTGCCTCTTTCAAAGATTGACAAGTTTATTTTATTAAAAAGAAGGGGCATATTAGGACAGCTTACATCACTGATGATAGCAACCAGAACAAACTGCTGGAGAGATAAGAAATCCACACATCAGATAGAACTCAACATAGCACAATTAGAATGGTTTATAGATCGAGAGAAAAAAGCCCATGCCGCCTTTGAGAGTTCTGGAGTGGAATACAAGACAGTATTTTACGAGGACTTGCTCGACGATTTTGACGGGACAGTAAAGTCAATTCAAGACTATTTAGAGTTAGAACATTTTAGGATAAGACCTGCGAGTTTAAAAAAACAGGAAACCAGACCGATAAAAGATATAATATCGAATTATGAGGAAGTCAAATGGACTTTAAAAGATATGAATTTACTCTAGACTGCGACTACCCTCATTGGCTTACAGACCTAAGACATATAGAAGTTATATATGAATTTTTAATGGCGAATGATTTTACTAGAGTCGCTGAGATAGGTTCATATTCAGGGCTTTCTACCGCAGCTTTTATTGAAGCTTTGAATCAAGGCAAAGACTTCAATTTTCACATTGCTGAGCCAAATCCTACTAGACAATTAGAGACTTTGCTTTCTATGTGTAATAAACCCAACAACGTTATGTTACATGTTAAGACGGGTGAAAATTTATTAGAACATTGGACAGGTTTTGATTTTGTATTTATAGATGGCAATCACAATATAGATGCGGCTGGCGCTGAATTGTTGATGGTACTTAGACACGAAATCCCAACTGTCATGGCTCACGACACCAACCTTTTTAGTCTTGATAGTAATTATGACGGAAAGGGGGCTGAGCTTCTAGGTAGAGTTTTAAAGTCACATAAAGATTATTATTGGGTAGAAGACAAAGAAAAGAGGCCAGATGAACACACAGAAAGAGGACTCTTTTTTGCTTCTAGAGACAAGGATAAACATGAGATAGCAAAAGGGATTTTTGAAGAGCTATGCTGATATATTTAACCGATATAAAGCAGATGCCAAAATGGGAAAAGATACATGCAAGCCTTGAAGATGTTTTTGATTATGGCTCTAAGCAAGAAAGCAAAGACGTACAAGACTTAAAACTTTTCGGACTGCACAAGGATGAAAAAAGGGATGTCAGACACAATGTTTATCATCCCATAGATTACGTTTCTCATGATGTGAGAATAGTCATAGGAGAGTTTGATTCTTTAGAACATTTAAAAAGATTCAGACCAGACAACTCAAGAGTAGCAAAGGAGCTAGATAGAGAGAAGAACGTCTCTCTAATGAAAATAAAATTTCCAATAATGCAGCAGAAGCATAAAGAGTATTCTGAGGATGAATACACAAATCAATTATTTAACAAATTAAGTCAAGATGAAAGAATACTTTTTTGTTATATAACAACCAGTGGAAAAGGTATAAGGTTCGGTTTTAAGTTAAACGAAAGAGTAGAGAGTGATTTGGAGTATATTTCAAATTATTACTTTTACGGCAAGGAGTTCTTAAAGCACGATGAGGAAAACAGGTTTGGCATTGAGCATAATGCTAGTAGTACAGGTAGCTTTTATGAGCTTGGTAATGTTGCTAGCGTATATTGGTTCTTACCTAATACAGATAAGTGGCATGTTAGAAGCTCTGTAGAACTTAAAAAGTTATAATGGATTATAAATTTACGGAAGATTGGTTTTCTGAGAATAACCCAGAAAAAGTAGTTCGTCAATTTGACGAGTTTTTATCTGAGTTCAAGGATAAACCTTTGACATTTCTTGAGATTGGATCTTTTGAAGGAATGTCAACTATATGGATGTTAGAAAATATACTAACAAACAAAGAGTCAAGACTTTTTTGCATTGATGCTTGGGCTGAATGGACTGAAGATGCCTTTGTAAGATTTGTAGAAAATATAAATAAGACAGGGCTTAAAGACAAAGTCCGTATTGTCAAAGGAGACTCTTCAGAGGAGTTAAGAATATTTCCAAAAGAATACTTTGATTTTATCTATGTAGATGGAGATCATGACGAAAAGGCTGTTATCAAAGATGCAATAGGATCTTTTAGAGTTTTGAAAAAGGGAGGCATGATAGCTTTTGACGATTATCTATTAGGAATAAAGTACCCAAATAGCCCCGGATCAAAGGCTATGAATGGATCAACAAAAAAAGCAATTGATTATTTTCTTGATGTGTTTCAAGACGAACTTGAAATTATATACAAAGATTATCAGGTATGGATTAGAAAGAAATGAAGATAGCAATAGCTCAACTTTACACAAACCATTTTGATGACTGGGCAAAGATACCCATAAGAAACAAACAGATATATTGTGACAAACACGGTTATGACTTAGTAACAAAACGAGGTCTTTATAAAACAAACTTTGAAGAAAGACACCCAAGTTGGCATAGTATATTATTGATACTTGAAACACTTGAAAAAACAAATGTTGATTGGGTTTTTTGGTCTGATATTGATGCGTTGATAATGGATCAAACCGTGAAGCTAGAAAGCTTTATAGAAAACAAATACGATATAGTAATACCTGATCAGGGAAGAGGTGAATACTGCGGTATAAAAAGTAAAAGTTGTTTATGCTGCGGACATTACTTCATAAAAAATACAAAATGGTCAAAAGATTTTCTTAGGCTTTTGTGGAGGTGGCCTAACGAAGAATTTGAAAAATATAAAGAGGATAGTTACTGGGAACAGTGCGGTATGAATTATCTTTATCGTGAAAACGCGATGGGTTTTGAAGAACATGTAAAGATAGAACCAAACAATAGGGCATTTAATTCTTTTTACTTTATGAATAACAAAGATGAACCTATGGAATTTAAAGAGTGGGGAGAGACTTGGTTTAGAGCTAAAAAGTCTAAAGACTTGGCAGAAGAATTTGGAACGGCATATAACGAAGGCGATTTTATCATACATTTTGCAGGTAAACATTGCGCTCCACATAGAAAATCCTTAATGGAAAAATACTCAGAGAAAGTCAAATGGAACTAATAGTAAAAATTAAATCTGAAGGGTCTAACCCGCGATATCAAGATGGCGACGTAGTAGAAGCTATGTCTCTTGATCGTATTTATTTAGCTCACGCAGAGATGATATGCCATCCTAATAACTTCGGTTTTAACACTAATGGAACTAGAGACTTAGGTACTCTGCTTCAAAAATTTCAAGAAGCTACACATGTTTATAAGTTTGAAAGAATGAATAGTAATGATGTCAAGAGAACCAACCTGTTAACCAGCGAAGAAGACATCTTAAACACTATTCCAAATGCAGAGGGCGAAGCTATCAATGCTTACAAATATATATCTAGAAGACTTAAAAACCCTAGACACAAAATATTTGGGCCTAGTGGTGGTGAAGTATGGTATGGCAAGATGAGAAATGATGCTGAGGTTTTCATTCCAGTAGCTTGGAATCACATAGAGACCGAAAGCGACAATTTACAAAGCAGTCATAATAGCTGGCCTTTTACAGACCTAGAGAAAAGGCATTTCGTTTGCATCAATACTTCGGGAAGAAATTACGATGGAGATTCTTTTACTAGAGTTGAACTTTCCGGCGGCACTGTAACAGAAAGAGCTTTACCTGCTATTGAAGATATTCCTGAAGACACTCCAGAGGATTACGAACCAGTTGTTTTAGCAAAGAGAAAATGGTTTGTTCCCTATTGGGATTTGTCTACCGAACTTGGAAGTTCTATAGATGACCTGAGAAACCCAGACCATATGTGTGATTGCAGAAAACCAATGGATGAAAGAGAGCATATTGATATTTTAACTTATGATAAGATCACAGAAGGGTTGTTGTAATGGCTACTGTAACAAAAACTATAGGAACCAGCAGTAGAGACTACTCTACTATTTCTGCATGGGAGGCAGACTTATCTGATGAATCTATATATTCAGATGGGGATGATGCTGTTGGAGAAATGTATGCAGACTCTACATTCACAGGCGCTCAGACAACTATAGACGGAGGAACTAGTATCGGTGGGAGTTCTGGCCAAGATCTTAATTCTGTTAAACTAACTGTGGCTGCTGGAAATAGACATGATGGCACAGCAGAAAGTGGAGCATTATTAAAACCGACAGCTGGTGCTACTCATAATACAGGAATTATCAAAGTAGAAAGAGATGACTTTACTATTGAATGGCTAGATATCAGTTTAGACAGCTTAGATTCTACAACTACTAATAAAGCAATTCAGCTTGGAGGGGGTGGTAATTGCATTGTAAGAAACAATCTTATACATGATAAAGGAGGGAATCCCGGCAGTTCTGGGCCAACTATGATACAGGGAACAACTGCGGGATCATCGGGAGATAACGTATACATATTAAATAACATTATATATAATGTCGTCGAAACTAGCAATGACCACACTCAAGGAATTGTGTTTTGGAGTTATGAACAAACCTTGTATATTTACAACAATACTCTTTATAAGCTCACAGCACAAGGTGGAAATAAAGCCGTTATTGCTATTAGATTTGCTAACCAGTCTTCTAGTGTTTCTTATATAAAGAATAATATTGTATCGACCTTATCAGCTAGTGATGATAAGCGAGCATATTATAAAGAGAATGCCTCCTCCACAGTTCACACAGCTAACAACTTATCAGACACTACTACAGATGCAAATTCAAACGCCGAAGACATGGGGCAAAATTTGAATGACAGCACCGCCTTAACAGGAAAGAGCTTAGCTGATATATCTTTCGTGTCTACAACTGGCGGCTCAGAAGACCTTCATATAGATGAAGATTCGGATTGCGTGGACGCTGGAGCAGACTTAGGAACTACTAGCGGCGTAGAGATAGATATTAATGGAAGGAATAGAGATTCCAATGGAGATACTTGGGACATTGGAGCGCATGAGCTTGTGCAAGAAGCTACTACTGGCGCTGCATTTATTATGTTTGTAGACTGATAACTAAAAATTAGTGTATATCTATTATAGATAATATATTTTAATTAGCCATTAATAGGGTTGCTTTATGTTAGGTTTTAGTGCCATAAGTGAGCTGCCGCTATCTACTACAGCGGTTACTGGTGATACTATTACTGGAGTAGCTTTATTAAGCGCTACCGGCAATGTTTCTACATCAGGCGCTATTGTTAGTGGTAATGCTTCTGCGATATCTGCTTCTGGCACTATTGCTCCTAACGCTACTGTTGAAAAATTGGGAGCTTCAGCTCTTAATCAATCTTCATCAACCACTATATCCGGTGTTGTTGAAATATCCGCCAAGTCCGCACAATCTATGGCTGCTGACACCTCTTTGTCAGTTCAGTTAAGAATTGCCGCTGCTAGCTTAATAACAGAATCTAGCACCCTATCTCCTTCTGCTGTTTTGGTTATAGATTCTGAGTCCAGCATATCCAAAGCTGGTTCTTTAAGTAGTAATGGTATTTCAGAAATTGGTGGACTGTCTGCCTTCTCAGCTTCGGGAAGTTTGTCATCAAGTGCTATAGTAGATAAGCTTGGACAGTCTCAGTTAGATAAAACCGGGACAATTTCTGCCACATCTACGAGTCAAACATCTGCCCTGTCAGCAATTTCAATGTCTGGGTCTCTATCTCCATCAGGTAGATTAGATGCTTTGTTATCGTCGTCAACCAGTGTTTCTGGAACGGTTTCGATCAACGGGCAGGTATCCAAACTTGGTCAGGCTAAAATAGGTTCCAACGATGCCTTTACTACTGGATTTACTAAAGGCTTCTTGAAGAGCAACTTTATGGTCGGTACGCCTCATATAGATGGCGCTCGATTAATTGCATCTTCTTCAATAACTCCATTTGCAGCTTTAGGTACAGGAAAAGCTTCGCTATCTGCTATAGGTAGCGCAATAATGGCAGCAAATCCGTTTGGTGAAGCAAGTCTTGATATTACTGCAAGTTTATCGCCAAATAGTGTATTATTAATAGGAGGGGATGCTGAAGTATTAACAGCTACCTCTATTTTAAGCGGATTTTTAACTTCGCCCAACGAAAACCAAGATGTGGCGAAATTTACGTTATATCTTGATAAGACAAGAGATGTTGACGGGTTTATTAGGAAAACTGTTTCAGTTGATGGATTAGTGGACAGCCAGTGTTTGCTTTCTGCATATTTAGATAAGCAAAACTCACTTACTGGATATATAGATAAACAGGTAGACAAAGATCTTGTGAGAGAGAGATAATATGCCAGCCAATGAAATACACCTAGATGATGTAGGGACAAAGTTCTTAGTCACAGTAAAAGATGGTAGCTCTGTTGTCGATATATCCAGCGCAGGCACCAAACAAATATTAATAAAAAAACCATCTGGCACAAAGCTAACAAAAACCGCCACTTTTAACAGTGACGGAACAGATGGAAAAATGTACTACACAACTATTGCTGATGACCTAGATGAAGTGGGAACTTATCAGCTTCAAGGAAAAGTTATTATTTCTGATGGAACCTTTAGCACGGATATAACAACATTCAAAGTCCATAGAAACCTTTAAGGAGGCGTAATTATGAGTTGGCAAAATGAAATGGCCCTGATAGTGCGCCACCTAGTAAATGACTTGGATTCCAGCGATTACACGTTTACTAATGACAGAATAGAAGAAGCCATACTGGTTTCAGCGCAGCTTGCGTCTTTGGAAGTAGATTTTGAAAATACTTACACTATAGAGGTTGACGGGTCTTCTCTTTCACCTGATCCTACTTCTTCCAGTGATAAAGACGATTCGTTTATAAATATCGTTTCCCTCAAAACTGCCTGCCTGCTTCTAAGTAGCGAAGTAAAGACTAACGCCCTAAGCGCGATGGCAATTAAAGACGGCCCCTCATCTATTGATACTCGTGGGATTGTTGCCAACTTACATATATTGCACGAACATATGTGTAAGAAATACGAAGACGCAAAAATGCAATACAAACTTAATGGTGTTGTGGGTCAAGCTGTACTTAGCCCGTATTCACCCGGAAGTGATAACATAGCAAGAACTAATATGTCCAGTAGGTCAGGATGGTTTGAATAATGGCTGAATATAAAAAGGCAGATCTAAAAGCAAAGATCAGTGCAGATCTAGCTGACAATACCAGTGGTGCTATTTCCGCAGCCGACGTAAGAGATAACATGAATCACATTGTTGATTCTATTGTGCCAATTATGGCTAGTGGACAAAGTAACTACTTTTCATACGGCATAAATGTTAAAGACAATAATGTTACTGGAGCTAATGAATCTATTGGTTATATCTATGGTCAATGGAATAATAACAACGTTGCCGCTATGCAGTTTAAGACCGGTAGTGACACAACGAATAAAGATGACGGCTCCATTATATTTTATACCGCCCCTTCTGGCGCTAGTTCTGCTACAGGTGGACCGGGACTGAAAAAGAGAATGTCTATTGAGACCGATGGACAAGTTGTCATTTATGGCAGTGGGGTTTCTACTCCATCACTACATGTAAAATCTATTCATAGTTCTGGCGTTAACCTACTGCTAGATGGCTCTCCTAAGAATATAGCATATCCAAACGACACTAGTTTTGAGATTGGTGAATGGAATAGTGGCACATCGACCTTTACCCAGAGAGTCAAAATTGACAATAGGGGTAAGTTTGGAATTGGGGTAGACCCACAAAACCCTCTGCATATTCGGGGGTCTGGTGAAGCAATGTGGAGGATGGATTCGCAAAATAATTCCAAGGCTGATTTAATCTTTAGCAAGTACAGCCATGGAACCACAGCCTACGGTAAAGATGACTACTACATCGGTTTTGGTATGGGTGTTACCACTATGGCTAGTGGAGCAGGTAGATTCTTTATAGGTGCAGATGGTAACAGAGATTTTAACGTCCTTCCAGCAGACCATTTGCTCGTTTTAGATAGCGGCGGTCGTATGGGGCTTGGCGCTCTTCATCCTTCTCAAAAACTAGTTGTTGGGGATGACTTAGGGAGTCTCTCCACTGCTTCAGACGGTAATTCATTATCTATTGGGTCTTCAACCGGAAGATCTAATCTTATTGTTGGTTCTGGGGTAGGAACTACTGCATCCAACTTTGCCCGTGTAATGTGGGAGCCGACTTATAACCAAGCAAGATTTTCAACCCGTAAGGGCTATGGTGAGCATCAACATCAGTTAATTCTAGACGCTACCAATGGAAATGTAGGGGTTGCTCATTCGGGAATTAGAGCCGCTAACTGGCGACCGAATTATAACCTGCATGTTTCCGGTAGCGGTGGTGCTGTTAACTTTGCCGTAGAAAGCCCCACAAACCAAGGAGTATCTATTCACTTAGGAAAGAATACTCTTGGGAGCGGGGTTTTAACATATCCATCGCTAAATGACGAAATAGGCCACTGGTCTTCCATAGGCTACAAGAGCGCTTCCGAAGTATTAAAGATCAATAATTCAGGATCTTTTGTTCCTTCTCACCTAACAGTCAATCGTCTTGGTCAAGTTGGGGTCAATACAGACTCGCCACATAATACCTCTTCTATAGGAACTAACTGGTTCCAAGTCTATGGCTCCAATGCGGCCATGACGGTTGGGAATACTGGAGGGGCTGGTGATTCTGCGATTAGGTTGCTAGGCTCCAGAAGTACTAATAACACTGCTTATCTACAAGCTGGTACTAGCGCAGCAGACGCAGACGCTAAGTTGGCCATTAGTAGATTTGATACTGATGGAGCTAATATTAGTCAATTAGACCTTTATTCTGACCTAATTAAAATTCATGGTAATTTTGCTTTAAATAGCAATTGGATTAGTAATGATGGTGGTAGTGAAGGAATCAAAATTAGTGACGGTGGTAATGTCGCTATCGGCAAAGTTCCGGGCGGTACTTATAGTTTTGAGCTTAATAGCGGTCAGGGCGCACAGCCCACGAGTACTTTGTGGATTAACACCTCTGACCAAAGACTTAAAGAAGATATATCTACAATAGATACTTCTACCGCCTTAACCAAAATAATGCAGTTAAGACCGGTAAGCTTTAAATATACAGAACACTTTTGTCATTGTATTAAATCAGATCATGACAAAACGCATTACAACTTCTTAGCACAAGAAGTCGAGACTGTATTTCCAGACTCTGTAATAGATACGGACACTGATATTGAAGACCATGAAACAGGAGAGATTGCGGTTTCAAACGTTAAGGGATTGGATGCTCATGCAATTAATATACATTTAGTTGCCGCTGTGCAAGAACTAAAAACACAACTTGATGCAGCTTTAACTAGAATTTCAGATTTAGAATCTTCATAAGGAGATAAACAATGGCCGATGTAGCTACAAATGCAAAAGGCACCACAGAAAAGAACGGCACCATAGTAACTGCGGTTGACGTTCATGGTAACTATAAAACTATTGATGCAGTACAAAACGACGCTCAAGATGCTGCCGCTTTAGAAACAAAGTATACAAACAGATTCGATGATCCTCGTTATTATGCAGGTGACGCCGTAGGTTAAGGGGTGACTAATGGCTCTTAAAATTCCATCAGACGTATTTACGCTTCTTAACGAAGCTATCTTATTATTTAATAAGACTGTTACTCTGGTATATCCAGAGAAGAAGGAAAAGTGTCCTAACTGTTTCCAAAACACTATAGGTGGAAGAGGGGTCAATTTTTATAAGACTGGTGGACCAATACCTTTTAGGCGAGGTTCTCTATGTCCATATTGTGGGGGCGACGGTTTCAAATACACCGAATCGAAAGAGACGGTGCAAATGAGGGTTTACCATAATAGAAAGGAATTTGTGGATATTGGTCTTCAGGTTGATATCCCGCAAGGAACCATTCAGACAGTTTGTTACATGGATGATTACGAGAAGATAGCCAAAGCAAAAGAGATACTTGTCGATGTTGGCAAGCATAATCAGCTTAGGTATAAGAGGCTTACCGAACCTTTTGTTCAAGGATTTAAGCAAAATCCCACCCAGTATATGGTCATATTTTGGGAGAGGGTCTAATGCTAAAGGTGACTTTGGAGCTTAAAGACAACCCAAAAGATATACAAAGAGTTGTTGATGGTCTTTTAATCAAAGAGCTAAACAGTATTGTATCTGACGTATCTGCTGATGCCAGAGATAAAATTGTTGGCTTGATTGAAGAAACAATCAAACAAAGCTCCGAAATACAAACCTTGAAGAGGGGTAACATAAGAGGGGAGTTGGGCTTAAAAGAGTCGATGCTGAACAGTGCCATTAATGACATTGCCGCGTCAATCTCAGAATCAACTGAAATTGTGGTTAAAAAATTTAAGAAATCGGGTACAAAAATTACCGGAGGAATTACTGTAAATGTACAACCGGCACAACTGAGGAACGTTTTATCTTTGTCTTCGGGAGAGCTTAGTTATAAATCTTCAACATATAAAACTTCTGTAAAATTAGATTGGCTTGAGTGGCTTTTAACAAAAGGCGATTCAATTATTGTGGGAAAATTTGAGTTTGCTGTTGAGCCGGGAAGAGGTAGAAGCGGTCAGGGGAGAATGAAAAAGGCGGTAGGTGGGTGGAGAGTTCCACCAAGTATTTCTGGAACCATAGAAGATAACTTTATTACTAGAGCATTCGACGATAAGGTAAAAACCAGAATAAATTCAATACTAGAACAAAGCATGAAAAAGTTCTGGGGATAAAAAATGTCATACTCATATACAACATTTAACAAAATAACCAACATCGGAAATAGTACCGTTGGCCCACTTCTGAGGGACAACATTATTGAGTTCTTTGATTGGGCCTTTCTTGAAGCCGGTGGCTATACAAATGTAACAAACTCTATTCATGCTGGCTCCGGTATATACGGTGACTACAGGGCAAACTTACGTCCGGTCAACGACCCCAACTTTAACAGTGGGCAGGTGTGGGAGGCATTTCATTCTAACTGGGTGTGGCAAAGCGGTTTAGGGACAACACATCAGCCATTGGTTATGACCAACCTTAGACCAGACCACACTAACTATCCAAACCAAAGAAGGCTACCCGGAATTTCCGGCGTATATGTTAATAACGTATTTCAGCCCACGTCCGGTGATGGAACCTACGCTCACTACATTGATTACCCAAACGGTCGCGTTGTTTTTGATACTGCGATTAGTACAACCAGCGATGTCACCAGTTCGTATAGCTTTAAAAATGTTAACGTTGTGCCTGCGGACAGTAGATTTTTCAGAGAAATACAGTATAGGGTAGAGGAAGCTCCACAAGATTTTAATTTGACAGGATCTGGAGATTACACGCAATTAGGAGAAACTAGACTTCAACTTCCCGCTATTGCTGTTGAATTTGTAAATAGAAGAACTTTAGAGCCTTACCAGCTTGGTGGGGGGCATTACATACAAAGTGATCTTTTATTTCATGTCTTGGCCGAAGATGACTACACAAGAGACAAGCTTCTGGACATTATTTCATACCAAGATGAAAAAACAATCCGTATGTTTGACAGCGACAGGATCGGGAGAAGTGGTGTTTTTCCCTTGGATTATCGTGGATCTACTAAAAATACAGATAAGGATGGAAATATTGTCAATTCCATAAGATACCCAGAATTGGTTCAGCCAAGCGGGGATGGTGGATATAGGCATAACTATTATGATGGCAGTATCTTGCTAAAAGATGCAAAAATACAGCAGCATGAAACTATTAGTCATAATCTATATCATGGAACAGTACGCTTAACTGCTGAGGTAGTTAAGTAAAAAAAAATAACAATTGGTGTATAATACATTGGTAAAATAACTTACCTAAATCCCATAGGAGAGAAATTACATGGCTGATTATAATAGAATTTATTGGGCGATTCAGGCTCTTGGAATCGGGCGAGAAGGCAGCGTAGACGGCGCTGGTGCGCGTATCGCTGACCCCAACGGCGGTCAAAACATAATGAATGCCGTCTATGTTCCCGGCGTTCAGAGCGTTGGTATTACGACCACTTTCAACCTAGAACAGGTATTTGAAATGGGTCAACTTTCTATCTATCAAGACGTAGAAGAAGTTCCCGACGTGGAAGTTTCTATTGAGCGCGTTATTGATAGTCACAAGCTTCTATACAGTAGATGTGCAGATTTCAATGATGCCGATGCTGCAAAAACAATTCCGCAGATGCAAAACAACAAAGTTGATGCTTGGTTTAGTTTAACAAGCGATGCGCATAATAATGCTGGTGACGCTGAACCCACAACCGCCGTATGGATGTCGGGGTTGTACATGTCTTCCGCCTCATTTAGTCTGTCAACAGACGGAAACCTGACTGAATCCATCACGCTTGTTGGAAACCACAAAAAATGGTATGCAACGCCCGCCAAACACATCCATGGCGTGCCTAGTAAAGACAAGACTACCACTACGGGTTCAAAGCAGGGATTACACTCTGGTCGTGTTCAAAGACGCCAAAATGTTCGTCTTTATACACAAGATACGGATGCGAATAACTTAACCAATGTCCATAGAGATATTTCCGGCTATACCACCGCATGGAGTGATGTTGATGGTCAACCGACTGCGGACAATGAAGCCAAGATCACAAGCGCAACCATTAGTGTTGACTTTGGTCGTGAACAAATTAACGTTCTTGGTCAGAAGCTTCCATACTTCAGATATGTTACCTTCCCAGTTGAAGTAACGTGTGAAATTGAAGTCTTGGCTCGTGGTGGAGATAATGTTGACGCCCTTCCAGAAGCAGACAATGTTAACGAAAGACGGATTGAGTTCTTTATTGAGCCGACTGATGAGTTGAAGACACCAATTGCAACTTATGACAACAGTGCTGGTGGCAACACGGAATCCACCAACGCGGTTGCCCACTTTGACCTTGGTGTCAAAAACAAGCTTACTTCGGTAACTTGGGGTGGTGGTGATACTGGTGGTGCTAACTCGACTGTCACTTATTCATATCGTAACTTTAACGATTTGACAGTTAAGTCGAAAATGCCGATGCTTCCTGACACTGATATGGAAATGAACCAGCCGTAGGATAATAGTTAATGATTAACTGATAATTGCGGGGGTCGGATTCCCGGCCCCCGTTTTGTCAGTACGTGTTGCGATAGCCAGATTTGTCTATATATTTGCCGTAGGATTGAGAAGGATAGATGGCGAGTGAACGTGCTGACCCCTTATAAAGGATAGTTTATGGTACACAATTCAATTTTCCCGTTGGTAAAGTTCTATGGAACTGCATGAGCGGGAATTTTTTATAGCTAGGATAAGCACAGGATATTACAAGATCAAGGTTAGCCCTGATGTTGTTGTGTATGTGAATCCGTTGACACGGGACGAGGCGTTTGAAGCGACTGAAATTTTTCAGGAGGCTTTGATGGAGGCTCTAGACACAGGCGTCATGAGCCGAAAAGAGTCTTATGAAAAAATGCTGGAAACAGGAGTTTGGAGTACAGAAGAAGAAGCAAGAGTCAAACAGCTTGAAAAAGACATGGAGCAGTATAAGATTGATATATACAGTCTTTATTTCAAGTCGGTTAGTAGAGAAAAAGCGAGACAAGATTTAAGATTACAGGAACGAGAGTATTCTGATTTACTAAGCAAAAAACACACATATGATCATGTGGATGCCGAGGGAGTAGCCAATTACGCAAAACTAAATTGGATAATTGAAAAGTCCACAAAACTGAAAGACGGTAGTCCTTATGACTTTTCGCATTTTACTTCTCATGAGATACTACAAAAAAAAGATCGTATGCAGTTAAGTGAAAAAAAGATAAGAGATATAGCAAGAGAATCACCTTGGACAAACATTTGGGCTACGAGTAAAAAAACAGGCATTTTATTTAGAGAGGAAACTTTTTCGTTAACGAGAGAACAACAAGTGCTAATGGCGTGGTCATCTATATATGATAGTATAAGGGAATCATACGAAGCACCTCCTGATGACGTGATTAATGATGATGATGCTTGTGATGGTTATTTGATAGACCAAAGAAGAAAACGAGACAAACAAAGAGGTCAAAAAGCCGCAGACGAATTAATGAACGTACATCCGGGCGCTCAAGAAGTATTCATACCCGCTGAAACTTCTGAAGACGCCAAAAGGGTGTATGAATTAAATGATGGCGGAGGTGAAATGATCAGGAAAAGCAGAATAAAGTCTCTAGAAAAGATAAAAGAACTTAACTATTCACAGTTTTCTGACGTGAAAATGCGTGTTAATAGTGAAAGAATGGCAAACTAAAAAGGACATGAAAATGGAAGAATCTTACGAAGAACTAGTCAGGAAACATGAACAGTTCAAGGCGGCAAAAGACGCCAAGTACAAAGATGTTTCAAAAGATAGACTATTAAAAATATCAAAGAAGAAAATACAAACGACTATGATTGGTGCATTAAGCACTATTGAAAAACAATTTGGTTTTTTGTGGGGTCATGGTACAGAGGAACAGCTTACACCAGAACAGCAACACTTAAGAGACCTATATGACGAGGTTCGCTCTGAGATTTTAGACAGAGGGAATGCTCAGAGTAGAAATCTTGAAGCGGAGTTTGCTAGTTACGATATAAGCTGGAATAGATATAAGATGGAATTACCCGTCAAGAAATTAGACGACATTAATACCCAAGGAGATGAAGATGGCAACGAATAGGATTGAAATTAAAGGTAAGGACAACGACGGCAAAGAAAAGATTGCGTTTTTGGTTTTGCCTGACGCGCAAATTAATAAAGAGGCTCAGTTGGTTTACAATAGGGCTTTTAGAGACGCGCTCGATTCCGGCGCCATCCTTAGACAAAAACTCGGTGATGTAATGGAAGAACAGGGCTTGTGGGATAGCGATAAAGAAGCTCTCCACTATGACCTTATAACGAACATTACTGAATGGGAGAGACAGCTTGCTACCGGCGGCATCAAACTGGAGGAAGCCAAACAAATTGCAATCAGGATGAGAAGGGCTAGGGTTAGTTTTAGAAGTTTGGTTGCTCAAAAAACATCTATGGATGCAAACACCGTAGAGGGTCAGGCTGACAATGCCAGATTTGCTTTTTTAGTTTTTGCATGTCTAAGAGATGAAAATGGAGAAAGAATTTTTGAAACTTTTGACGAATATGAAAATGCAGATGCTCAACCGTATGTTGTTGATGCAGCCTCTGCTTTAGCCAAAAGGCTTTATGGATTAGATCCAGATTATGATAAAAATCTTCCAGAAAACACATTTTTGAAAAAGTATGAGTTGGTCGATGAAGACTTTCATTTAGTGGATGATGAAGGCAGAAAAGTTGACGCTTCTGGAAGATATGTAGATGATAGCGGTAGGTTTATTGAATTTGACGAAGATGGCGCCCAATACTTTGTTGACTATGAAGGAAGAAAAGTTGACGAAGAAGGAAACTATATTGGTGATGAAGAAGCGGTATTTTTAGACGATGACGGCAACCCAATTCCAATTCCGGGCAAGAAACCGGAAGCAGAAGCCCCCAAGAAGAAAACTGTTGCAAGAAAAAAGACCACTACAAGGAAAAGGACTACTAAGAAGGCCACCACGGAAAAAGAAGTCTCCCAAGGTTAGTTTATAAAAGATAGTGGGTGTATCGCGTAGCTCTGCGCTATCGGTATGCCCATTTTTTTTGGGGTTCCCAACATGGCACAAAAATTCGTATTAACCGCCCAGCTTCAACTGCAAGCACCCAAAAACGTTCGATCTGTTGTTCGTGACATCAATAAACAACTGAAGGGCGTGCATGTAGATATTGATGTTAAAGGTGCTGCAAAAGCTCAAAAAGATATCAAGGCAGCAGCAGATGCCACTAAGCAGATGGGCAAGGAGATGGAAAAGTCTGCTGGTGGCGTAAGAAAAATGGACCTTGCTCTTGGTAAGGCTCTTAAACAAGTGTTTAGATATGATATTGCTAGAGCCATTTTAAATACTTTTCGTCGCACTCTTGAGGACAATGTAAGAGCTGCTATAGATTTTGAGCGAGAAATGATCAAAGTTGCTCAGGTTACTAACCAGAGCATGAGCGCTCTTAAAGACCTTCAGAACGAAATATCAAGACTGTCTACCAACTTGGGTGTTTCGTCAGCCTCTTTAGTTAAAACATCTCGTGTTTTAGCACAGACAGGTTTAAGTGCTAAGGATGTTAAAATTGCATTAGAGTCCTTGGCTAAAACCAGTCTAGCTCCTACTTTTGATGACATTACAGATACCACGGAAACCGCTATTGCTGCTATGCGGCAGTTCAAATTGGAAGCCAAAGATCTAGATAGAGTTCTTGGCCAAATCAACTCTGTTGCTGGAAAATTTGCTGTTGAAGCCGGTGATATTGGTGTAGCCATTAGACGTGCTGGTGGCGCGTTTAAATCTGCTGGTGGTGAATTAGAAGAACTTATTGCGTTGTTCACTTCTGTACGTAGTACGACTCGTGAAACTGCTGAAACTATTGCTACCGGTTTTCGTACTATCTTTACACGTATGCAAAGACCTGAAACAATTGAGTTCTTAAGAACCTTTGGTATTGAGTTGCAAGATTTAGAAGGAAAGTTTGTTGGTCCATATGAAGCCGTTAACAGGCTTAATAAAGCGCTTGCTGGTTTAGACCCTAGAGATGTTCGCTATTCTCAAATTGTTGAACAGCTTGGTGGTTTTAGACAGGTTTCTAAGGTAATTCCATTAATCCAGCAATTTAGCACGGCCCAAGCTGCGCTTAATGTTGCCCAAAAAGAGAGCGGTAGTTTAAGTAGGGACGCTATTACCGCCCAAGCCTCATTAGCGATACAAATTCAAAAACTCACTGAAGACGTAAAAGAACTATTCCGTAGCATCGTTGAATCCAAAGCTTTTCAGGTTCTTGCTAGCGGCGCTCTTAAGTTAGCTGATGCGTTGGTTAAAATCGGAGACACGCTCGCCCCCATCCTTCCCATGCTTGCTACATTGGGCGCGGTTAAGATAGCTAAATTTGGCTTTGGGAGGATTTTTGGCGGCGGCGATGGAGCTGCCGGTAAACAATTTGGCGGTAGGGTTAGTCGTTTTTCTAGTGGTGGATTGGTTCCGGGCAAGGGTAATGGCGATACGGTTCCGGCGCTATTAGAAAGTGGTGAGTTTGTTCTTCGTAAAAGTGCTGTTAATAGTATTGGTGCTGGCAGACTTGCTAGCATGAATAGGTATGCCAAAGGCGGTTCTGTAACCGCTAAGGGAAGCGATCTTCGTCCTTATCGTAGAGGTGTTGGAGACTTATTCAACCGTAAAGCTGGTAGAGATTGGGATAAAGAAAGAGGGGTGCCTTGGAAAAAAAGCGGTGATCTAATTAATCAATTTGGTCTTGATGATACTTTTACCGCACAGAACACTCACAAACCTGTCGGTTTTCATGCCTCAACATTGCAGAAATATCCAGCTCTTGCAACTCGCTATAAACAAGCAAGAAAGACGGGAGACCTAACGGAACAGGGTCGAGCTTGGGAAGCCCTGTTAGCTGGGTCGAAAAAACTAACCAAATTCAAAGGATCAAGTCCTCCTTTGGATGGCACTCTTGGTGGTGCAATTGGAGACGCAGCAATTAGTGCGAAGTCTCACAGCGATTCTCTTATGGCCAATAAGCTATACAGACATAGATTTTTAAACGAGGAAGGCTTTCTTACAGGTAAAAAAGCCACTCATGGAGACGATCATTTTAGAATCGGCTCAGTTGCTGAATTTATTCCTACTGCTGCAACATTAAGACATATAGACGCTTTTACGGTGCAGCCGAAAACAACCGGCGGCGTGCGAGGCACTCAACATAACGCTGCGGGTGGGATAACTGGTCATGGCACAGACACCGTTCCTTCTCTTCTAACTCCCGGCGAGTTTGTAATCAATAAGAAGTCAGCCCAAAGTATAGGCTACGGCAATCTATATAGTATGAACAAGATGGCCGATGGCGGCGTTGTTGGTGGTGGTGGATTCCTAGAAGTCGGAGGTGGCGGCGGTGGTTTAGACCTAACTAGCATTATAATGCAGTTTGCTATGCTCCAAGGGGTGATGGGGGGATTTAGTGGCACGGCTAAAGAGGGTACTGAAGCTTTAGACGGTGTTAAAGATTCTGCTGGTGGCATAAAACATGCTATGGGAGAAATGCTACCCGTATTGGGCAATATAGCTCAAACAGGACTGATGGTTTATACGAAATGGTCTGTTCTTGGTGGAATAGCCACTCAATTTGCCGACAGTGTATTTGGCGCCTCAGATTCTATGCATTTTTTAATTGACTCAACCGTTATGGCCGCTACCGCGATGCAGATGTTTAGCATTGTGCGGGAAATGGACATGGCGGGTCTCATGAGCGGTCTTAAAATGTTTGGTGGCAAACTGGCTGACATAGCAGCAGGAACTTTTGGTTGGGGTAAAGCTCTACTTACTGGTGCTGGAGTGGGTGGAGCTGGAGTTGCTGCAAAAAAAGCCAGAGGTGCAATGACTGGGTTTGGACAAAGGATTGGTGGTTATGGAAGAGGAACCCTAGAATCTTTCCGTGCCGGTAGAAGCGGCGGTCCTAATATTGCTATGGGTATGGGCGACTCGCCCGGAAAGATCGTTCGACGAGGTGAAGCGAGGAAGTTGTACGGCAGGTTCGGCCCAAATATAAAATCAGTTTCGGGGCGGGCAGGCTTTGCCGCTTCTGAGGCCGGAAGACTTGGCCACACAAGGGGTAGTAGCAAAATATTACACGGATTAAATACAGCAACACAAAAAACCGCTCAGGGCATGGGTAAATTTGCTCGTACAATGGCCAACGTGGGGCCAAAAGCGGCAAAAGCTTTAAGCGCATTAGGAGCGGCGGCTGCTATAGCAGATATTGCTTTAGCAAGCTACGCTGGATCGCTAAAAAATCAAGCGCAAGCAATGATGACACAGGCAGAGGAGAGTGGTAGGGCTTTAACCGCAGGTGAGCAGCAGGCTCTAATAACACAGGAGAAGGTAAGCGATGCTTCTACTGGATCGACAGTTGGAGGGATTGTTGGTGGTCTTGTAGGGATGATTGGTGGCCCCCTTGGGGCAGCGGTTGGCGCTGCTGTTGGTTCAGCGGTGGGCGGAGCATTCGGTTGGTTCACAAGTGCAATAAATGGAACTTCGCAAGCGCTAGAAGACATTTCAAGACTAGAATTTAACGCCGCAGCCACAGCTTGGGAAAAATCATTAACCGATCATGAAAAAGGCTTGAAGACTACAGAATCGGTTCTTAGGGATTATAGTAGAGCCAATGATGCTGCCTCTAAAAGAGCTGGGGAGCTTGTGCAGAATGGTTGGTTCTGGGATAAACATGCTTCTGAGGAATCTGTTCAGGCTCTTGAAGAATTTAAAATTGCTTTAAAAGAAGCCAGCCCTCAGATTGTAGCATTTGCACAAGCTGCCGCTTTTGAAAAACAAGATGCGGAAATTAAAAGAAGTGAAGAAGGAACGGCAATAAGAGTAAAAACAACAGCAACAGGCAGGGTTATTCAGGAAGAAGTAGAAGGAGAAGATGCTGCTTCAGTAAGATTTGCACAGCAAAGTTTTAAAGACTTTGAAAGCAATCTTGAAAAGAGCGGAACAACTCTCAGTGACCACGCAAGGATGCAAGGCAAAACCACGGCTGAACTTAGGTCTCAGGTAATGGCAGAGGCTGAAGCTCACTATAAAGTCACTCAGGCTATGAAGGAATTTGACGAGGCTGTTAAAGCGTCTACTGAAAATCTTATGAAATCCATTGAGGTTTCTGATGCCGTTACGAGCATGGGAGCTTCTGTTGAAGCTGTTGATAACAGAATGGCTAACCTGTCTTCTAACATGGACGGAGCTGTTACCGCTGGAAAGATGGGAGGTAGGTTCTCTTCCGCTGAAGTTGCCGCTATTAGCACAAAAAGTGAACAAGCAGCTTTTGAGGAAAGGGTCAAGAATATCGCTGGTGAAATGGGAACCGGTGGCGGGGCCATGGCAACAGACATGCTTGGCGCGCAAAAAATAATGAGTAATATAACCGGCGCTTTGGGGGCTGAAAAAGACCGTGGAAAGATTGAAGGCCAATCTATGGGCAAGCGGGTCATGGACAGGCTTAAAGACGATATTGATCTACAATTTGGAGGAGGTACGTTTGACGAACTTCCGCAACACCTCAAGAAGAAAATTAAGGCTAGACTGGACGCTGCTACAGCAGAGGTTGAAGGTGGTAAAGACTTCAATGAAGCTTTTGAGGAGGCTGGTGCCTCAATACAAGAGGATCTGGCTAGTGGTTTTGAACCAATGCGACAGGCTTTTGAAGAGACGGCCAAGTTATTTGATACGTTTAATACGCAATTAGCCCAAGCTTATGCAGAACGTAGAAAAGTTGAAATGGATATCATCGAAGCCCAAAAGGGCGTTGTAAGCATGCAGTGGTCTAACGAAAAAAGGCTCGCCAAAATGGAGGGCAGAGATATCACGCAAGCAGACTTCCGAGCTGTCGAAATTAGAAAACAGCAGATTCAGCTTGGCGGAACTGATATAGCTAAAGCTAAAGGCGGAACAGGATTGGTTGGGGCTGATGATCTAGGTCAAGAGTTGCTATCATTAAAACAGCGTATAAATGAATCTAATAATAGACTTTCAAACTTTGGTGCTACAACAGGCTCAACAGGGGAAGAGACTGAGAAGCTTGGTGACAAGTTTGCTGAAGCACAAAAAGAAAATGATAACCTTAAAAAGCAATACAAGCAGGTAGAAGGCGCGCTTAAAAGCTATACCAATATTCAAGAACGGCTTAGTGCAGTAACAGAGGAACTTACTCGACTTCAAGAAATACGAGCTTCTAAAGAAAAGACCATGGAAGATCTTGCTTTTGGTACTGATGAAGACCGTGAAAAGTGGGCAGACAGTGTTAATAATCTGCAAAGAGCATTATCTGATCCTAGAGGACTAGAAGCCCTATCTGGAGAAGATAGGCGTGGAGTGCAGCAGTTATTAAATTCTATGAATGAAAACCAAATCTTTGCTGCTACCGGTCAAACTAGACAACAGATGATGGAGCAATTATTAGGAAACTTTGCTACAGGCGTTGGTGGACCTTCATGGGGAACTTCACAAGCCAGAGGTAGGATGGGTCTTGAGGCCACACAAGAAGAAAAGGACAAAATTGAGGAGGCTAAAGGTATCATGCGAGAGGGTGAAACTGCTGCTGATGCGCTTATTGAACCTCTTAAGCAAGATCGTGATGAGTTAAATAAAGTTTTAACTACTATACACGAAAACTTCCTTGTAAAATTCCAAAAAATACTTGAAGAGAAATTCCAAACAAGAGAGCAAAAAGAGAAGGCTTCGCAAGAAGCAGCGATGGGTGACGCAAACGACAGAATGGAGCGTATGTCAGAAACCCTCAAAAAGGTCGTTGGAAAAGACAGGTTCGATGCAATGAGTGACGCAGATAGAACTGCTGCAATAAAGGCGATGAAAGGTCAACAGGAAAATATTGACATGTTTGCCAATGCATCAGAACGGATTCGGACTGCTGAGGGAGCGGCTGAAGTTGTTAAGGGCGGCAAAAACTTCTTTGATTATACAAAGGACGCTTATGGTGACAATCAAGGTGCTTTCGGTTTCGGCTGGATGGATGACAACAACATCGGTGACATTTCCGAAGCTAGTAGATTCTTAGAAACTATGGAGAAAGATTTAGAACTTCAAACTAGAAATAGGTTATCTGCGCAGGGTACTACTGGAGACGAGCAGCAGAAGGTAGTTGATGAAGTTATGGCAGGCTTCGAGAAATGGAAAACAACTGGTGTTGGCGGCGCGCAAGGGCTGGCAAGCATGAATGAAGAAATGGATGAAATTTTTGAACACTTTGAAACATTTATGGCGGGGAGAGCTACTGATGTTAAGGAAGAATTAGAAACGGCGAAGGAAAATTTTCAACGCGACATGGGAGATGCTGGTTTCAAACGGGGAGAAATGGCGAAATTTAGAAATGAAAAATTTGCAGCCGACATATATGAAGATTTAGAAAAAATATCCATGAATGATAGTTTTGGAAAATTGAAAGAGTCCGTTGAAGATGCGGCAGAGAGGATAGAAGAGGCTACGCAAAATATTAACAAAAGTAAAGAAACCGCAAAACAAGCTGAACAGAGAGCCGAGAAATTTACGCAAAACAAGGCTAGTGGCGGTGTAGTATATGCAAGCGGCGGAAGATTTATACCACGAGGAACTGACACGGTTCCTGCCATGTTAACACCGGGAGAGTTTGTTGTAAGGAGACAAGCAGTTAAGTCTGTCGGTATTCCATTCTTGAAGGCTTTAAATTCTCAAGGTGCAAAAGGCATGGCAAAAGGTTTTAGTAAGGGTGGGACTGCATATCTTGCAAATGGAGGCATGGGTGTGTCTCTTGATAGTAGCGCTTTTGATGCAAGTGTAAACAGATTTTCTGGACACATAGATAGACTGGGCGAAGTATTAGGCAAAGGGTTTAGTGTACAGGTAGGAGGAAAAGTTGATGTTGTTGTACATATACCTGCCGCAGAAACACTCGCCAATATAAAAGGCAGTGTTGGGAACATGGTAGATAATCAGATTACAAAGGGTATCAATGACATGCTCGCAAAACACTTCCCCCAAATAGGAAGACAAAGCACGTTCACTAAAACCCCCTTGGGACCAATGGGGCAATAATAGCAGGATCATTAAATGGCATCAATAAATGGTAATGTAGGATTAGTCATTCTAGCCGGTGTGTCAAACGCCGGTGAGAAGGCGCTCGCACCTAGCGGAACTATTAATGATGCCGGTGAGAAAAACCGCGACTATGGTTACTGGCGAGGCAATTATTACAAAGAAATAAAGTCTAAGTTTAGTGAAGCTGGTGGAAGGTTTTTACCGCTAGAAGGTAGTGGTGTCTATGGCGGAAGTCCTGTTGTCAGTATTCCGGGTAGTGGAACTGCATCAGAAGGTGACGACTGCTCTGGTAAGGATGGCGATTGGCAATGGACAGGCAGTTCTTGTTCAGGTGGAACCTGTATGGGGTCAGAAACCACAAAAACAGAGTGTGACGCTTGTGGTGGAACATGGTCGGGAGAATGGTCCGCGCTAACAAGTGAATGTTCGGCAGCGGTAGGATGTAATCCGGTTGCTCCAACACGTATCGGGGAGTCAGACTCGGATACGGACGCAGGAACATGCGTAGGGTCGGCTACCACAATCCAGTATACCACCACGGGTGGACATGCCCAATGGTACGAAGGCGGTGCTTTAAGATGTGAAGTGGGTAGAGATGCAATCCCCGCAAGAGCCTTGTACCTTTCTAAAGATGCCCACCTTAATCTCGGTAGTGGTGTTAACCTTTGTGGTGATTACACAGCTTACGCAAAGATTCTCCCCAGTGGCGAACCCACTAACTCCATCTTCATGTCGCAACACAAAGAAGACCCAGCCAACATTATAATGGGGTGTGATTACGACGGAAGGTATTATATTCGCGCGGATCAAAGCGTGTCCGGGGTAAACACCGCAAGATATGCCAGAACCCTTAATAGGTTTGATTCCTACAGGTTCCCAACCCATGTCATAGGAAAATATGACGAAGGACAACTGAGGATCTATGTTAATGGCAATCTGGAAGGTTCATCAGGGAGTTTTTCCAGAGACACTTCCTCGTGCGCCCATACTGAGATTATGGTAGGCAAGAAACATCGCCCCTTCTTGGAGCAGGGTTTCCGTGGATGGTTTGACGAACTTGCTGTCATGGGTAGTGGCCTAAAAGATAAAGACATTAAGAACTTCTATAACTCTATCTATCGTCTTGGAAACTTTGTTGAGGAACTTGGTTCGCCAACAGGTGGGGCATTTGACGGTCAGGCTTTTGGTGGAAGTGACGATTTCTGGCCAACCACCGAGACAGGAACGGGCGCATTTGACGCTTTAGATACTGAGTATATTGAACTCTCTGTGGAGTCTGGAGTAGATGGCACCAATACCAAAGGCGGTGCTTTTGCTCTATATAACTACAATAAGGCAAGTGGTGACTGTGGCAGTCTTGTAAGAACACCTACCAAGAACGCCGTATCTTCCGTACTCAGTTTTGATCTTGTTAATCCTCCAACAAATTTTTTCCAGCTTACCGGTTTAACCGTAGAGGCTTGGGTAGAGAACTCAACTAATCATCCAAGTGGTGCGGATATTTACGCATCAATAACAAACAAAACAGCTACAGCAGCGTCTGGTCTTAACGTTAATTGGGCTGGCGGCTATAAGTATGTTCCTTCTGGAGGAAAGACCAAGCTTACGTTTAGCGCTGATATGCCTGACGTTATATATGGTAAAGATGGTTTATCTTTCTTTAACGCTTTTGCAAATCATAAACTAAACCTTACTGTAGTATACCCAAAAGCTGATTTTCCATATGACGGCGAATTTAAGATATATTCAACAAGAGTAAAATACAGTAGTTTTGAAACTTTTAATAGTTTAAGTCTAAATGGCCCGAATCTATTTACTAGAGGTACAACTGTCACGGCAATCAACAGTGATATGAATCTATTTGTAGACGCCGATGTTGCCGCCGCAAGTATGAACCTCTTTGTGAAGAAGGAATCATCTTCGGCATTAGGAGATACTGGCCATGGTTTTATCACGGCTGGCGCGTCTGTAATTACAAATAGAACAATGAACTTGTTCTCCAAGGGTGGTATGAGTGCCGCCGCTATGAATCTGTATGCAAAAGTTGACGATTTTACATCAACAAGACGCACGGCAGATTTATACACTTTAGGCGCAACTGTATCCTACCCATTCCTAAATAGCACAAGAGATCTGTATATACTAGGACCGCCCGGAAGAGGCACTCCTAGCGGGACAATGATATTAGCTATGCCTAACGTTGGTATTGGAACTATAAATAATAGAAGACTGCTGTATACGGAAGGTACAAAACCAACTGCCACACTTAATCTTTTTGCACAACAAAGTACTACAGCTATAAACAATAGTATAAAACTCTTTATTGATTCTCCAATTAGACAAAATGCAAGTGGTATAATGAATCTATATTTGAACCAAAGAGATTTGGCTGGTATAGGTTCTGTTGCTGGACTACCCGCAATTACCACAAACGATAGCATGAATCTATTTACCACTGGACTTGCAAGACCGTCAGGAACAATGAATTTGTCAATACCAAATACAATCGCTTCTCCAAGCGGTATATTAAAAATATTAATCAAAGGGGATTAAAATGCCACTATCATATCAAAATCCAAATTCATCAGAGGTGCATTTCATACATCCCACCCCATTTGTAAATATAACAAAAAACTTTGCGAAATCAGGTAGTGGAGAAATACTAGGAGTAACTTACAGCATTACTCTTGAAGGAACTCTCATGGCGGGCATGGGGTCGCCCTATATTGCGTTTGATGACGCAACAGGCGAGATGCGAGCAATTTTTAGTGATGATAAAAGTTCTCTAGATACCGGAGATAAGGGTGATGACAGAATTACGTGGGGCAAACTAGAAGGAAGGGAGTATAGAGCAATACAGGCGAAGCAAAAGCTTTTAATGAATCTCTTCTCCAAAAGAAATGAGGGTGGCTTATTACATATAATCCCACCCAACAATCAAAGCTTTGACGGGATGATTATCTATCCCAGATTTGTGAGTCTAGATTTTCCCTCTCATGATCCCGGTAATCCAAACATATCACAGTATACCATTCAGTTAGAAGCAGATACTATCTGGGGGCCAGCGGAAACACTGTTATATCAGCACTGGCGTGATTACGACAGTTTTATTAATGGTCAGAGACATGCCACTGCCAAAGAAGTTGCTTGGATGATATCAGACGCTCAAGAAAGCTGGGATATACAAGAAACAGAAAGCAGAACCATTAGAAGGTCCGACAATCCAGAGAGGGGTGCTGGCGACGGAACTGCTAGCGCTGCTGTAAACACAGACGCGGATGGAAATGTAGTTGACTTTGAAACAGGATTTTCTTCAGGTACATTTGGAGATGTCTTAGAGGAGTCTATATTTAAAACACATAAAGTTTATCAAATGACTAGAACTGTTAGTGCGGTAGGCAAGGGACAATTTGCTTCCGAGGCTGTTACACCCGCAGTCGCATCAGACTATTATACTGATGTCTCTAGAGGAGATAATCCAACTGTTGCAACACCTGTACATTTTTGGAAGGCTTATAATCCAAACGATACATATAATAGAGAAGCTTGGCAACAAGCTAGGGGTTTTGTGTATGATACATTAAGGTATGGAGACTGGTTCTTGAAAGGCATGAATCAGATAGAAGGAAATACTACGTCTTTTGGTCCGGGTTTTGGGTCTGGTTTAATGACCCTTGATAATGACGACCTTGATAAAGGCGGTATTAATTTAGACGGTCTAGGTATAGATGCGTTTAAAGGATTTAATTATACAAGAAGTCAACAGGTAGACAAATTAGGAGGTGGTTTCACTGTAACAGAAAATTGGATAGTTGCACCCGCAGACAGTATAGCTTTAGAAACAATGGAAATGTCTGTAAACGAGTCAGGCGACAGTCCAATTATTGAAGTGTCAATAAATGGCACTATTGAAGGACTTGTTGACAACGCCTCTTGGATTGATAGCTACGGAAACAGACAAGATATATACTGGAACTATGAGGCTGATGACGATGTTGATTATAACTTGGGTGCAACAGGAGACCATACAGATGCTCCAAAAACAACAAACCCCGGAAATCAAACCACAATTGCATTAGCACCAACATTCCAGTCTAAATATCAAGCGGCAGAAGCAAGATTTAACTTTTACCAAAGAACATTATATCAAACTGTACAATCTTCTGTTAATAGGCTTGGAAGATATGATGTTAAAATTAACCCAAAACCGACCAGCGTTAGCAACAGTCTAAGTCCACTGACGGGTGTTATAACATACGGGTTCTCATTTAATAATGGTCCCGAAACATATTTACCGTTTGCCTTATCGGAGGACATCAGTGTAAACGACACGATGCCGGGAGAGGTTTATGGTAGCCATCTAGTTCTCGGTAGAACAAGAGGTCCGGTTTTCCAAAATATAAATACTCAAACACAATGGGAAAGAAGGTTAAGTATAAGCTGTATAGTAGATACTATAAGTGAATTTGTTTTTGATGACAGACAACATGATGACATCTCAATTGTTAGAAGCGCAAACCCGAACCAAGTTGAAGGTCTTGATAAGACAAGGATTGGAGATACAAACTTATGGGGTGAAGAACAACTAGCTGGAGAGCTTAGAGTTCCTCGCTTTTCAGAAAAGGTGCATCCAGTTACAGGAGAAAAGTACAAAGTAGGATATCTTGATGCAATGAAAGAGAAGCCATCTAATAGCATTGGCCAGAAAACCTCATTAATGAGGGTGGTGAATATGTTTAGACCAATACCCGGAATAGACGGCGTGACAAAAGTATTCATGAACTCCCCTACGGAGTCTTGGAATCCAAGAACTGGAGCTTATACGCTTGACATATCTTGGGTTTATGAGATTGAAGAGCCTTATACTCAAGCAACCAATGGTGGGGTTCCGCCTGTAGGTGGTGCAGGGGTTTGGCCTGCCGCTGCGCCTACTCAAACAAATAATCCTACATGGTTTAATACCACTAATGGAATATCTAGTCCTACCGTTCCATTGAGATACCCATTTGGAAATGTAATTGATGCTAACAACACTAGAGTAGATACGCCATAAAAATGGACACAGGATAAAAATGCCTAAACCACAAAACAATCCAGTTACTCTTCCCAGTAACGCAAAAAATAAAATTAACCAAGAAATATTTCAACAGTCTTTTCTTGGTGCGTCTATTACAAACTTTAGCGTTAATTTAGGGCTAAATAGCCAGCCCTCTACGCTAAATGTGTCTTTAGTGGAAGATGATAAGTTTCTAAGAAATCCAAACGCTGTTAAGGAAGGATATCATCCTTGGGATACTCAGGCATTTCCACTAGAACTTTATGATGCAGAACGTTCTACTGGTGTTAAAGTTGGACAGCCTTGCGCGCCCAATTGCGTAACTGATATCCGACCTTGGGAAAACTGCGACTGTGCCGCTATTAATGCAAGTAGCAGGAGAGTTGTTGACGAAGTACCAGACTACTTACAGAACGGCGATTACTTTTTTAAACCAAGGGCTGGCGCGCCGGTCTATTTTAATTATAGATTACGCGAGTGGGGGGTAACGCATCCTAATCATAAACCACCACCGGCTACTGGTGCAGATCAATATGATTACCAAGATAGCTCTATTTTTGAATTTAATGGTATTATCAAAAATGTAAAAAAAGACTATAGCGAACGTGGAATAACCTATCAGGTAGAGGTAGTAGACCCAAGAGTTGTTCTGGAAGACACCATAGTGTTGTTAGGGGAAAGATTTATAAACCCCGTGGCGCCAGCAGATATTGATTACCCAGATGCGGTAGAAGGGTTCTATGACGGTAATGATTTAATCAGTGGCTATTCTGGGACGGAACCAGCAAACACCAGAGATATCCCCAACATGAGGGCTATGGAAAAAGGGTATAGCGGCTATTATAATATATTGAACGTGTTTGGGTACTATGAGTTCTCTCAGTTTAGACCGGATATTGACGGGTTTGCAGATTTAACACCTACCGCATCTGATTACCTTGCTCCTCCCGGCGGTATTTTTGAAGAGTTGGGTAATAGCGGAGCCAATCCAAACGGAAGGTTTGGAAACGCTGAAATGAAAGAAGCTGGGATGGTATGGTACGATCCCGATGTCAAAATTGATCCTCCTTTTGGGTGTGATCCCGGTGGCACTTGGGGTGGTGCCGCACTAGGACTTAGCGGCACGCCTTTTGAAAAACAGGAATTTGGTATTCTACCAGCTCTTAATTTTATGCTCATGGGTGGAGACGAATGTTATAAAAGAGCAAATGAGCCTATGGGTGGCCCATCGTATTATGTCACAGACAACAGAAATACTTTTAGTCCAGACGATGAACCCGTGGTTATCGCTGGTAGAGGCAGGACTTCTGACAGAAAAGAAGGCCCGTATAGATATAAAGTAGATCTGACTGATTTATATAATCTTCATAAGGTTAAAAATCCCCCTTCTAAAATTCCGGGTAGTCAACGTCCTTGGGGGGGAGGAAATCTAGATTCGAGTCTTCGTATAAACGAAAATCATGTCAGTCTACTTTCTCTTATCCAAACCATTTGTGAAGCCGCCGGAGCAGATTTTTTTGTTGAGTTAATTCGTGACCCAGAACCCGGAAGCGTAACCCCGTTTGCCGGGATTGCATATAATAATTGGTATGGACCCTCGCGTGTTGCTGCACCCACTGTTCAAGATAGTACCTATGCTGGAATTATTAAAGTATGGGCAATTCCAAGAAACCAAGCAGATAAGATTGTTCCTCATATTGTTTCAGACAGTATTGATGACGCTTTGGTAAAAAGAAGCCCAACCGCATGGTGGACGGAAGAACAGTTCAAGTGGGATGGTACATCATTAGGCTACTCTGAACCTATCATCCGCAATACAAATGTCGGCTATGAATACAACGATGTTTATACTGGCGTATTTATGCTTGGAGGGCCAAGAACAAGAGTTGTTGGCGTAACTCCATTAGGTAAGCGAAAACCCAGATACGACGAATATGTTGATAAGGATGGCGATGGTATTCCCGACGAATGGCCTATGGAATACTTACCCAGTACAGAATTAGATGGAGCAAGTCTGGGTTATGTTACTGGAAGTCAACCTATAGACACTTACGATGAAAGAGGCAAAGCGAGAGCTAGGGGTGGTATATGTCTAACCCCAGAAGGTCATGAGGCTCCGGGGACTCAAAGAGGGTATCCTGCTACATGCACAGGACAATGTGACGATCCGGCACACACAACAGAAGCTGCTTGTATTGCCGCTGGTAAAAAATGGGAGAAGTGGACATACACTCTTGGCTGGTCAAGCGATGAATATCGAGCTTGGCAAAATCATTTTCATCCTTTTGACGATGATGAAGGCATTATAAAGGCTGACATGGGCAGGCTTAATGAGGCCGCAAGAGGCAATTGTACTCCGCACGCTGATGCTTCGGAAGAATCTGACGAAAATAACCACAACGGCGATGAGTCCTGTGAAGGAATAGATTTTGGTGGAAATTGTTATGCGTGCCTTGATGGTGCTGGTGATGTTATAGCCGGAAGAAGCAGTAAGGTTAGTTGTGATACACCTCCAGCTTCCCCTCTTGGTACTTGGACTAAGATTGACGAATCGAGTAGAGTAAACTGTGCTGCATGGACAGACTCTAGCGGCAACCGTGGAGCGGTTTGGTTGTCCAATTCTTTTGAAGAAGGGGATGGTTACATAGATCTGTATCCGATGTGGGGGTGGTCAATAAGCGATCAGCAGCTAATCAATACTCCTTCTGATGGGTTTGTAAAAAATACAACTAGAGGAAACCCGATCAAAGGCGCATTTAATGATGACGACCCATACAGAGATTTTGATTCAGAAGACGGAATTTATAGCAATAAGGAATTTTTCGACAGATACGAAGGAAAATGTAGTTCGGTCCATATTCCATCACCCTCCAATCTTAACTTTCATAACATTGGTTATAAAGATTCACGCCACGAGATGGACACATGTCTCTATGATACTGTAACTATAGTAGAGAATGGAGAGAAGAGGAAAAAGAAAGTAGCTACTGGATACAGTTATACATTGTTTTGCCATGATCCTTACGGAAGAAAAGAAGTTGTCATGACAAGCTCGCAAGAAGGATCTTGTACGGGAATGACCTGTCCTGACACCGATCCTGAATGTGACCCAGAAAGCAAACTATGTTGCGAAAAATTGGGTGGTAGCTGGGTAAGAACGGGGAACGCTATTGTAACAGCAGAAGAGGTTGATGTTACATTTTCAAGATGCACATTCCACGACGAACCAGATCCTTATAATTTTATCACCGGAATGAGACAAGCTCAAGAGGGTGGGTGTATAAACACGGATCATAATAACAAACAGGACTGTGACGAAAACGCAAAATGTGAACCTTACCATGTTGATCCGAGTACTGCTGCACCCGCTGGAGTATCAGGGCTGACCGCTGGCGAATGTGCAAACGAAGGGACTTGTGTAAAAATTGAGGTAGATCCGTCTACAGGTGCTGACGTTGAAAGCGAAGTAACCGCAGGCGACGAACAAGGATGTAGGGACTATTGTTGCAGGGAGCATGCTGGTGACAATACCTGTAAAACACGATGGGAGCCTCATAAGTGGACTGGTTGGAATCCCGGCACCGGAGATTTGGTTCGTCCTGACACCGCTACAATTCCTATCAATCTCCATTTGGCTGGGTTTATTCATGGACCTAGCGGCGAAGACATTTTAGTAGACGGGGTGGCTGAAAACCACTATCTAGCGACAGTTACCGAATTGCGACACGCTGCTACCAGTCAGGATGCGTGGTTTAAATATATGAGAAATTATGACTCTTGGCTTCCATGCAAGATGGAATGGAAAGAGTGCATAATGAACGATAGTACGCAGGGTGGTTTGAAACATGCTATGGAGGCATTCTTTGGTGTTGGCCGTCCAGAGTATCCGGCGATTCCCCCTGTACTAAAACCATCCGAAAGTGGCGACACTTCTGTTGATGAGCATAACGAAGGTGTTCCATTTCTCTGCAAGGGAACAAGGGCTGATTTAACTCCAGAAGAACACAAGAAGATGGAGAAGAATTTCTCTTGGAGAGTTGTCAACGAAGTAGCTACCAAGTATTACGGAAGAACTTATTTGATGCAGCTTCCGTTTGCTCCACCTCTTGAGGTTGGATGCTCGGCAAGTCCTACATGTCAATGCTGCAAAGACGAAAATGGCAATCTACATACTGGCCTGATCACCGTTGCTGGCAATTCCGTGGACGTATCGACCAGAGCGGGATGCGAGGAAAAGGCTAAGTCGGTAACAGCCATCTTTGAATCTCCATGCGAAGACGGCGGGAAGCCCATTGATAACGAAACAGACTGTGTCAATTTTACTGCCACTTGGAATAAATATAACAGTATATCCGACTGCGAAGATGACGGTCATAAGTGGTCTACTTACGGAATACAAAGTGAATGGCAGGCTGTTGTCTCTAAAAAGGACGGCGAAGTTATTATTGTAGACAATAGGTGGGACATAGCAAGTGCCGGATGGCCATTTAACGATGTGGGGGTATGCGTAGATACAACCAACTTACAAGAACTCATAGAAATTAGAAGGCTTAACGATTGTTATATTTATGGTATTGATAATAATGTCACCGTGGAATGGATAGAAGATGAACCAAGAATAAATAGCAAAGAAAACCTAAGATATCCCGCTAATCAAAACTTCTGGAATTCTGATGGTAATTTAGAAGCTTTTGTAGCATTTCCTAATACAGAAATTCAAAGACTAAGCCACCAGCCGCACAAATTAAGTTTTAGGGAATTTAACCCTGAGACCTATATAGAACAATTCTATTCCGATATAGCTGGCGATGCTTCTCAAGATGGAACCGTATTTGTTAAGGCTAGCGTAGATCCTAAGATATACTGGTTGCCAGAGATTAGTTATATAGAAACTCTTACCAATGAGTCGGAAAAAAAAGAATGCTTTAAAGATGGCGAGCCAATGGCTGATCCTTATTACGCTATCGACCCACCACCAAAAAGCAAGGCGGAATGTTTAGCTCTCAATACTGTAGGGTCTGCTAATCATGAATGGAAAGGGAGAAGTGTCCGAAGTTCATTCTTAAAACCTTACGCTCTCATAAGTATAGAAGGTGGAGCCGCGAGATATGACCTACCTGATACCTACAATGACAAACGCGCCCAACTGTTTCCTGATGGAGAAGAGTTTGATGATAACTGTGATGCTGGTGATAGAATACCTTACTGTGATACAGGCGCCGGTATAGCCAAACGTGACCACAACGATCCCACATGGGGAACGCCTGAACTATGTTTAGACAATGGTGGAACATGGGTTGACAAGGTTGCGAGACACGAATGTCAGACCGGTCCCGATTCTGAAGGATGCCACTGGGAGACAGCGGTTTGTATAGAAAGATCCACCGACAAGGTTGTTGACAGGCCAAAAGATGAATGTTTAGCTCCATTATTTGCATGGATAAGTGGTGGTAGATGCACTGCTGACAATGTAACCCCCGCAGGTAGTGGTTATTGTGAAGATTTAGTTACTGGAAGAGTTGTTAGAGTTCATCCAGCCACGAGCGTGCCGATATTAGATAAAGCGGCGTGTGAAGCAATACCGATGCATAATTGGGTTGATACGTCTGGGCGAAAACTGGTTCAAGGAACGAGTCTATGCATCCCTCTTACAAAGGTTGGCGACTCAAGAACAGCAGACGCTTATCTAAAGGCTGCTTTGAACAACTATTTCCATCATCCAGTTCATATGAGAATGGGTGCCGATATAAATAAAGCCCCTATGGTTTCTGCTGCGTTTAAGCCTTACTATGCCGGGGTTCCTATGGAGAGTCGGATTTACTATTGGGGTCCGTGGTCTAAGGGTAAAGACTGGGGCAAGATTTTATATATTAACGACTCATCTTATCACCCCGGAATCTTTGGTGCAGAAAGCGAAATGGCTTTTGCTGCGAGAGCTAAATGCTTGGCAGATGTAGACCAATTTAAAATCAATCAAGAGACCGAAAGGGGAAGTGTAACGCTAGATGGTCCACCTTTTTATGATTTAGGAACCCATGTTTCTTTTGGTACTTTACCTATTCCGGCGAGAATCCCACCACATTTACAAGCGTTATACGCTGTTGGGCCACCTGCGACTCCGTATTTTGGTCCGATAATCACAGATATGTCGGTTGATGTAGGGCCGGATGGAATGAGTACAACTTATAACATGCAGCTACAACCAAAGTTTGGAAATCTGCAAGAAATACAAGAGCAACGTATTCGAGAACAAGCAAAGCAGATAAGGGATATTCGTACAAAACAGGAGGAAGACCTGAGAAGAAGCAGACTTCCAGACCCACAACAGTTCCGTAGTAACTACAGAGGATAACATGGTAGAACCAAGAAAAGATCCTGACGTAAATGTCAGTAAAAAACACAACCCTGACATATCTATCAATATGATCGGCGGCACTCTGTACAGGAACTTAGGGGGAGCAAGTCTTGACCCAACAGGGTCTCCTTTGATAGGTCACGATGGTGAGACAATAGACAACTTGGATGTCACTGCACAAGTTGTATACACAACACAGAACAACTTTAAGACCAAGTTTTTAGACAAGCATCATGATAAGTCTGCCGACCATTGGAAGAGTCAGTCGGGGATGAGTCTTGATGGTCTTTTTATTCCTTATAGTGCCGCTTTTGCAAAAAGAAACGCGGCGGGTGAATCAGCTACATCCACAGGGTTTATTGTAGACGGCCAAAAGGCGATGCCTCATTTTGAGAAGCCCTATAGTTTTGTAGACGAAAAGGGTGAAGAAATCGTTCTTTCCGATTGGGGGCATATTGGTTCTGGCACGGTTAATTCATCAACCTTATATCCATATCCATCGGGACATAATGTCAATTACATGGTTCGTGGAGAAAGCACAGAAGATGTTAAGGGTCAGCTTAAGTTTACGCACGGTGGTGAAGGCACTGCATATCCTAAACTGGGAGGAATAACCGCTGAGAATCAAGCGTTGGGAGGAGCCGGAAGACCTGTTGGACTAAGAGGACCGGCTGTTCTTACGGGATGGGGGTATGACACGCATGGTATGCCCGTCCCAAATGCTAAATATGATGCAGTGCAAAGAGTTGGTGATAGAGAATCAGATTTTTGGGGATCTCCCAGAAACGAACCGGCTAACTACGCGCAGAAAAATCCCAAAATACACTTTCTCCCTCATCATCTGCAAAGAACTGATCAATGGAAAAGCGGTCCCATTGACCTAAGATGGGATAGAGATAGAAAAGTATGGGTTGGCGGTAGACATAATGGAATTTATTTATGCAAAGCAACTAAGTGTATACTACCGAAAGCTGGAATAGATGGAAGTAATAGTTTTAATTTTGGTATAAATAATAATATAGCTTCTTTGGGTAGACTTTATAGAAACCCTTGTCCATCGGATGAATGTGACTATTTTATGTACTTTCCTAAAAGCTCTTTATACCCAGACATAGAAATTTACGACCCAGAAGATGAAAACTGGTGTGGTCAATGTCTGGCCAAAAAAGATTCTAACGACAACTTGTACGCAAACTGTAATGAATTTGTAAGAGCGTGCGTCCCTTTTTATGATGCAGTTATACTAAGGTCTACAGATCATGTAGTAGATGGAAAAAATTCAAGAATTAACTGTGGAGACAAATTTTATAAAGCTGCTGGTGGAAATCCTTATGCTCGTAGATTAGGAGATCCGTGTCATGGATGGGGTTCTACAAAAGATTACGAAACAGAAGGTGAAAAATTAGTTGATAAGGTTCTTGGAAAACAAAAAGATGATGGCACAAAATCCGAACCAACCTTCAGCGAAACAGCCCTCCCGCTTTTATACCAAAAAATAATTATTGAAAATCCATTAAATCAAGGACTTATGCTAGGAGATAACTTTTTAAGTTATGATACAGGTAGAAGAATTGTAGTCGAATATAGTAGATCTAAAAGCGATACGGTTTGTACGGTAACTGATCAGGAAGCAATATCAGTTAAAGAAGTTATACCTATTCATATAATACTACAAGCTGAATTCTTTGGGATGGAAATAGTAAGCCATGCCGGTTGCGAACAGGGTGAAATGTCATCTTGTACAAGAAAGTTTTTTGCTCAAGGTTTTGTTACTGGAGAAGACTGCGGGCCAGACGATGATTACCCGCTGACCGCAATTAGGTAGGAACAGACATGGGAATTGGGGACAATTTTGACACCTCCTCTGGGGGACTACAAAACCAGAAGACTGGCCGGTATTCGGGCAAGGTCGCCGGAGCTTCGTTTTATGAAGACGGCTATCATGAACAAAGTGTCCTCAATTATTTCTATAATGGTGGCCATCCTTGTAACGTAGGGTGTGGGTGTCATAGTGTTTGTTCGGAATTTGCCACTCCCGAAACCGAAGGTAGACCATGCTATCTTCCAGAGGAACTTCTTATAAGCGTGGTTCAAGACAAACAAGGTCGTTGGTATGCTAGAGAAGTTATTGGTGACGAGAAAGAACACGGTAACGACACGTTCTTTTTGCGATATCATAACGGCGCTTGGCGTGGTAGAAAATGTTGTGATGGTGGAACATCCAAGAGTAGAGGACAGATTTATAATGGCAATGAATATGAAGATGTTCTTCTATACCCTAACTGCGACCCATGTGATGTAACTACGATTGACGTTATAGACACTTCGGATAGTCAGGCTAGAGTAGCGTGGGAAGAAACTAACGGAAAGTGCATGCTTCTTCTTGAAAATAAGGAGATGACAAATTACACCACAAAAACAGACTGCGATGACGTAAGAGACAGGCTTATTGAAGCGGCAAACCATGCAGAGAATCTATATGAATTATGTGGGTGGGTCACTGGTGCTGTCATCAGCAGGATTCCACTGGTTGGCCCTGCAATTAGCGCGATACTCCCTACCACTGAAACGTGTCGAGATACGCTACATGCATACTTTGGAGGTAAAAACGAACTCAACGAACGGTCGATTCGCGCTCTAGAAGCAATGCAGCGGGGCGAAAAAATAATAGAATGGAGACCATACCCATGGCCGGGAAAATCCATTTCAAAACGATCTAACTGTAATTATTCCGGTATTAAGGGTGTCTATGACTCTATTGATAGTTTGGCGCAAGGTCCAGATGGCCGGAGAATAAACTCCTCTAATATTTATGGAGATTTTAATGACGTTCCTGTTTATGGAGGTAGGAACGAAGATAGCAATGTTATACGTACTGGATGTCTTAGAGATGGTGAAATCGCTCCGCAATTGTCTGGTAGATGCTTAAACAAAGACGGGACTGCTTTTAAAGATTGTGGTGGAGTATGTACAAATACACAAATTAAAGATGAACAGACGTGTACCAACAACGGTTTTGATTGGATTCCAGAAAAAGGATGTACAGAGAGTGAATGTTTAGCTGCGGCCACTTGTAGCGAACAGTTAGACGAAAACGGTGATGAAATACCACTACACTCTGATTGTGACGATATCTGCGCAGCAACCACAGATCCAGTCGCTTGCTTGGGTGTAGAAGGCTGTATGTGGAATTCAAGTACCGGAACATGCTACGGTGAGGGTAGGAATGTTGGTGAATTGCAGTGTATGGCTTGCGGTGGAGATTGGTATCCTAAGTGGGTGGATCGTGGCTTCAACCCTTCGGCCTGTTGTAGTGGGTATGCTATTTCAGACGATGGGCCTAATCACCAACCCAACCTAACTGGGCCATCACAAATGAATGCTGGAGGACCGGGGCTAACCAAGGAAAGACTCCAAGGCACCTGTATAACCCCATATAGAGAAGCCATTCTTATCCCCGGCGCTGAAAATATTGCGTCGGGAGGAGCAATGTTAGGCGCGTCAAGCTCCTGCTCTTCAATACAAAACGCACACATGCGAACCTCCTTAGCCGGTGACGCTATGACCGGAGGCAATTACTTTACATTGATATTGAGGGGTTGTGACTACTACGGTGATTGTTCATCAAGACCGGCGTCTGTTTGTCAGAAGCAAACAACTCCTCCTGAAGAAACAACACATGATAATCGTGAAGACTGTATTGCTGATGGTGCTTGTATAGACAAAGAGGGTCAAGATACTGGCTATGTTACGCAAGAAGACTGTTTGTCATATAAAGATGATAATGGTAATCCGATACATACATGGACTCAAAACCAATGGGCGGCAGAATTAGAAAAACTTTCTCATAAACAGGGCGCTCCGGGTCTTGAAACAGTATTGTTTATACCTGTTGATCAAATGCTCAATTGTTCCAACTTTGACCTAACCGTAAAAACCCCAATAGCTGGAGCTAAAGGCAGTGAAGATGGAAAATGGGGTCAGGCAAGATGGTTAGATAGTAGAGGGGATATAGATGGTAATCCGGCAGGATTCTACCCCGGAACATATAATTATAGCTCTAGAGACTATAAATCTTGGTGTTCAATATGGGATGAAGATCTAGACGGAGATCCAGATTACGAACACAATCATGAAGGCGACGTGATAAGTTGGTGTGGTAAATATGTCTACTACGAAAGCAGTTATACCAACGGTTTTGCCCGCATTGACAATCCCAAAGGGCATTATAAGTTAAGGGCTTTAAATATACACCCACAGCCATTCAAGGCTACAGAGCAAGAACAGAAAAAGCATAAGACATATGATGAAGCGGTTACAGACGCTGCTATGTTTAGCGCCTGTATAGATTCTGGAGTGAGTTATTGGCGATGCTATGACGGATGCATAGCTGAAGGCGACACGCATGAAAATTGTGATCAAGATTGTGGCGCAGGGATGGGCGGTGCTTTTTGTAACTGGGACATGACACAGGGTTATGATTTCTGGTTTAAGAATGATTTTGCCTATACCGCCGCTGACAATATGCACGCCGCTGGAGGTCCGTGTCGAACTATTGGTAGACAGGTTCTCGATTGGACAATTGCTCATTACGGCGAAACACAGTGTGGCGGCAGATGTAACGGCACTGGTATGCCGGGAGAGGTTGGGCCAAACTGGAAAACTTGGTTCCCCTGTGAAGATCCAGAATGTATGGAATTAGACGCGATGCAGGAGCCTATTCTGGTTACTCCAAGTGAATGCGAAGGAAGAGGCGTATGTTTGTCATCTAGACCGCCCGCATCAGGACTGCCCTCTCCTAATATCATAGGTAGAGACACTGGCAGGGACGATTGTGAATTGGTCCTTGGTGGTTATTGGATAGGTTGTGGATGGGGGAAATCAGAGCTTGGATGTGACCTTACAGAATGTGTAGACGTGGACGGTAATCCGCAACCTTATGATAATGAAGCAGACTGCTTGGCCGCAGATTTTTCATGGAATTCTCTGAATCTGCCCGGAAGTAATTGCCCATGCGAAGGCAACAAAACGCCGGGAGAGTGTAACAGTGAACAGTGTAAGTGGGATATTAACGAAGGAGGCTACTGTAGAACAACGAGTGACCAGACAACAACAAGTCATTCGGAAGCAGACTGTGTGGGGCCGGTTCTTGAGTGGATTCAAGGCTCCTGTCAGGAGCTAGGCATGTGTGGTTCTAGTAATTGTGTTGGCTGCAAGAGTACAGTAGAAATACCCTCGGAACTAAAAGATTTAGTTTATGGGTACAGTCATAACGGAACTAAATTAATACAGCCTAATAGCGCTGGAGACAGTTTAGATTATTGGGGAAGAACTGGTCTTTACCCAAACCCAGATGAAGAAGGAATTAGTTATGTAGCAGACAGTTGCGTAGGCACAACCAGATCTGGCAGGGTTGAAATAGCAAGCAATACCAGTCCTGTTATTATCAAGTCAAGAAATCACCTGCTTAAGAATGGTGATCAGATTGAGATAAATGGTGTATTGGGTAATTTTAAAGCAAACAGAATGACCAATAGGGAATGGAATGAAACCGTATGGGAAGACAAAGACGGTGGAAAATGCAAGGGCGAACATTGTGACAAACAAGCATGGCCAGAAGCAAAATGCCCTCCAGAAGACGATGGTACTTGTAATTATCAAGTAACATTTTCGGATGGCACTTCTATAGACACTTGTTACAGCGGCAAAGATGACGAGGGGAATCCGCTTCCGGCCCCATGGGTTGTTGTAGAAAAATACGATGAAAATTATTTCAAGCTATTTACATGTGATGGAGAGCCTTTAGACGGCAAAGTTACTGCAACAGGATTTACATCTTGCGACCTCACTGATGGCACAAAAAAGGTTTGCGGAAGCTATGTAGCTACTCACAATGGGTTGAGACCCGCATGCCCATGCCAAACAGTTGATGGAACTGGACTAAGCACGACTGTTATTTCAAGCCCTGAAGTTTTTCTCGAAAGCGAAGAGTCATGTATTACGTATGGTGGATGTGAAATTGTTGCTGGAGGAAACCCGCCCGGAACCCAGCCGGAAGCGATAATGAGCTTGGAGGATTGTCGTAAATTGGCGGAGGTCTATGTTTCATACGATGAAGATAATGGTCATAAATATGCAGACGCTGTTGCTGGTCAAATTGCCCCGTGCGCAGAGTTAAACATCTTTGGCGACATTGACGGAACAGGGTGTTGGCAGCAGTTTTCATGGGATAATCCCCATGATTTCATAGTTGGTGATATAGGCGACCCAGCAACAGGAACATCGGGAGTCGAAGCGTATAAAACATGTCCTTATACCGGTATGTGGTACATATCTCCTGAAACCCAAAGCTCAACACCTTACGATCATTTTTCAAATGAGTATAGAGATGGTTGGGACGGCACTGGCATGGCAAGGTATGATTTGCCCAATATGTCAGACAATTACTATGTGCAAATAGAACAAAAAGAGAACTGTCCTGTTTGCGCTGACCATTTTATGCCTGAAAATTTGGTTGCCACTGTACACCCACAAGATACTTCTATATTTAGACTGTTAAAAGCTGGTTATAGTCGATGTAATCGTGATTACACAGAGGATGGCGTATGGACTGGGCATTTAAAACCGTATGCTGACGGTAAGACTTGTAGCGTTATGCAGAACGAACACTGTGGCAAAACACACGGAGCCTGTTTAGCAGATTGCATGGAAGATACCGATCCAGACACGCTTCCTTCTGGTGTTTGTCTTACAGAACATTGTAATAAACAGTGTTGTGACGATTGCGCTTTCCATCCGATTGATGCAAGAAAAAGTTACATTGATGACGACCGCCTCCCAATTGATTGGCTTCAAACTCATGGTAAACTAACTGACCCATGCTGTAACTGTGAATGTACGAGCATGGACAAAAATGCTGCTGGAAGAGCGTGTGATTCCGGCTGTCCAGAAAACCCCACAATTGAGGAATTTGTGCAAAAATGTGGAGGCTGCGGAACGGATGGTAGCTGGCAGTGTCATCCGACGAAGGGGTGTGATCACATGAAGTGTCGCATGGTGGCCGACGTATATCAGTGTTCTTACACAGGCAGTAGTACGGACTTCGCTGTTATCGCGACCTGCGCCGATCCCGCAAACGCGACACCGGTTGATACGGATGGTGATGGCTTTCCCGATGAATGTCAAGATAACGGGGGTCAGGCGATTGCTGATTGTGAACCAACACCTATGGCTGGACATTGCGAATGTGAGCCATGTACCGGCTACCCAAAAGGAAGAGATGACCTATGTGAAACAGATTTTATAACTTGTGATCAGCAGTTTACCAATCTGGGTGACGGCGCGTGGTGTGGAGACGCTTGTGAGCGTTCACCTAATGGTTCTTTCAGAAATGGAGTATGGGGAAGGGACAATAAAACTAGCGCCATATGCGCACAGAAAACTAATAATCAAGACTGTAATGCGACGAATAAGTGTATTTGGGATGATACGTCGGCTACCTGTATAGCACATAAATGCGAAAACGAAGGCGGCGCAGAATTTCCACCAAGCACCGCAACTGGCATAAATTGTTACAAAACACATTACGACGTAAGAGATGGTTGCCCCGGACTGGACCAACCGATAGATATACCACTTGTTTATAACGGTGGTTACTGGGCTTCCGACTGGCTGTTTATGGGTCATCCAGCAATTCTTAGTGACAGTGTATACAGTCCTTTTGATACAAGCAAACGTTATGTTGGGGGTGTGAGTTGTAACGGCTGTGTTGGTTGGGGATATTCTTGCAGTCACCATGAGTGGCCAAGCTGCTGTCTTGGTGGAGGTAAATGTATTGATGACTGTGGTGTATTGAGACATCCCCACAACGCTACCCAGATGCTTCAATCATATAAGGATTGGTGTACTGAACAGGGATGGACTTTCAAGAAAGATAGGAAGTCTCAAACTTGTTACGAATGTGATTGCGGTGCTTGCGAAACAAAGAACGACGTAAGAGATTTTGGTGTTGGGTCGTCCAGAGCGCCTCTCCCTAAACCAGCACAAGATGGACATTGGATAAGAATGAATTTGGCATGTTCCAACGGCGCTCCAATTCCGGGCGATGGCATGGCTGCTTCCGGTAGCGCTAAATTTAATCTAACCGGAGATTATTATCATAATAATCAGCTAGGTTTAGCTTGGGAAATTACCACTTGTTCATTCCCCGCATGTGGAGACGATGCTTATAAACCACCCTGTCCACGCGAAAATGTACAAGAGGAAGTATGTGTCCGAGAAGACGGTGAAACAATTGACCAACCTAACCAAGAATCTTGTGAAGCAGCCGATGGTACTTGGACTACACGCCTTACTAAGACTCCTTATGATTGGGACTTTGGTTGTACGGGATGTACAGACTCCAATGATTGTGTCAACAAGCATGGTGGCTGCGGCGAAACCGAATGTGGGAAATGCTCTAGTATACCAACGGTAGATTGCGATGGCACACCGCCATGCGTATCCTGCTGTAGGATTAATACAGATGGCTACGCCACATGTCCTATTCAAGGTGTTCCGCCACACAGAAGCGATACTTTTCCGACATGCTGGGGTACGGCGCAAAGCCTAGAAGATCTGCTCCCAGACTGGTGGTACAACGGTGAAAAAATGACCGTTTATCATGTAGATATGGACGCAGAGTATTGGGATGCAAAATCTGCGGGAGGCGAATGGAAGAGAGAGCGTGGTTACGACATTTTAACAGTAAGAACTAGCAATACAAAATGTTGTGCTGGAGGCCCACCAGACTGGCCCACAGGTTATTGTAGCAATAATCGTTTTGATACAAAGGATGACTGTGAAGCATACCAAGGAGCCGTATGGTATCCAACTAAAGTCACGACAGGTAGGGCTGATAGAATAGAGGCGGAATTAGGAAATCTTGGTGACTACCCCAGAAATAACACATCCAAGAATCCGGCCATGGGTCTTGGGTACACAAGTCTTACTGAAGCCATTCCCATGGGAGGAGACAGGCATCATAGTGGTTTTATAGAAATTCGTGTAGAAGACGCTACGTTACTAAGAACCGGAAATGCTGCACTAGATAGGAAACTACAAAGAAGAACAAGAAACGAAAATAACGTATGGATGCACGATGTCTTTTCCAATAACAGATTTCGGTATATGGACGGAGGATTTGTTAGAAATGAGCCTTCGCCATACGGATTGAATCCTTGGCCGGTGGCTCACCAAAGCTCAGGCTATAGGCTTGAAAGCTTAAGAGAGCCTTTTAAGACCGATCTTTGGGTTACTGGGTATATCGCGCCCGGAAGAATTGGATTAATACCTAACGCGGAAACAATGCAGGAAATAGCTGACGAGGCACTGGCTAGCCAAATTCCTTCAGAAGACCCACCACAAGATGATAGTGGCGGTGGCCAAAGTGACGATGGATCTAGTGGTATAGTTGATGACACAGGAACAGAAACCGAAAGCATCCCTGAAATTCCTGAAACCGTTGTGATTGGTAAGATACCATCTACAATGTATGACTCAGATACTTTAGAGCATTTATACAAAAGAAGACTCGCTATTAGTTCCATTGAAAACGAATATGATCAAGAAGGAAACTTTCTTCACACATTGTTTACAACGACACACCCACACGACTTACAAGACGGTGAAAAAATAGTTATTAGTGGAGCTGTCACTTATGAAGCAGAGTGTGTTGATCAGTTTGACGAAGACGCTCCTCCGGGCGAATGTGTTGGTATTGATGCAACGGGTGAGGTTAAAGGGCCGGTCATCGAAGGTATGACAAAATTACAATGCGAATCTGAGTTTTGCATAGTAAACGGGTCTAGGGATGATACTGTTACTGACCCAACCGATTGTCAAGGTATGGGAGGAAAATGGTGCGGCCCAAGAGGTGTATGGGATTCCAGACTACCAGAAGGAGTAAAAGTTGATGAGCATATTTGTGAGAATGATTATCAAGGTAAATTTCTAACAAAGAGTAAGTGGCATGAGTTCAACGAGGGTTGTTCAGCACATTGTCGTTTAAGCAGTTTTACAGACAAGAGCGGCTTGAATTGTACTCCAATGGGAGGCGACGAAGGAGGTCACTGCCAAGAAACTCTCTTTATTGACAAGGGCGAGGGGAACGACCCAGAGTATAAGATAGCTGAATCCATATTTGATAATGAGCATGTAGCCAAAACTCATAGCTCAACAACGTTTAGTATTCATTACGAGTCAACAATACATTTTGAAGATCTTGAGAACACAAAAAGAACTCCTCATGGCGTTTCGGGATCGACCGCCGCAAAAACACCTTACGATTCCACGATAGGCACCGGGACTGGAAGCGCTCATAGCGAATCCGTAGAAACCTTTGACCCCATGCTTGATGAAAACTATAAGACATGTCAAAAGTACAACGATTTAAATTGTGATGTGCAAAGACTAGAAGAAGACTGTATAGAAGCTGGTAAGGTGCATGGGTTAAATGGATGCGAATGGGACGGTTCCACCTGTTCAAGAATTGAAAGCGTGTGTACCGACAACGAGTTTTGCTATATTAGTACTGGTCAAACTACCAGCGGTGATTGTCTTGGAAGATATCCACAAAGCACAACCACATCTGCTGGAGGAGGGGCTTTTGAAGACAATATTATGGCTAGGAATTTTGGTCATGAAATAGCCATTGGTCCAGCAAAGGATTTATATAAGGATATTCTTTACAACAAGAATGTAGATGACAGGAATATATACGGAAAAATCATTGATGACTGCGAGGCAATTGAGGGTTTGGGTTGTTCTGAAACCTATCATAAGTTTAGTGATAATGAAAACGAGGCTATATGGAGTCGTCATGGCGGGTTATTTGATATAACAGTAGGGTCAAAAGAACCAACGAATAACGCACATCAAATGAATAGCACAACCCCAGTTAATTTGACGTATTATGTTACTGCACATGAGTCTTGTTGTAATATTTTCCAACCCACAGTTCTTTATGAATGCCAGAGTGGTTGTTATGAAGGATATGGGCCTTGGAGAGGACTACCCTACGACGAAGAAGGGGCTGTGTTTAAGATTACAGTAACAGAGTCTTCAGGGTCTTCATACGAGGAATAATTTGGAAGGAATAAAGTAATGTCAGCACAAACTAAAGGCTTTTTTGAGCCAAATAGTAACACTGGATGTCAATGTTCTATTTCTGATGGAGAAGCCTCCGTATTTTGCGATAGGCATAAATGCTTAAAAAGCAAGCACATGCACTCCTTGTGTCAAAGAAATCCAAAATATTTTGCCTTGTGGGAAAGGGGTGAAGGGCCAAACCAAAACCATCCGGCATTAACAGTCAAGGACGACAGAAAAGTTACCATGCCTACGGCAAATCTTCTAAGCAATGAAGCCGGAAATAATATGACGGGGTTTTTTGAGGAGGAAGATCAACCGGAACCAGAAAAAGGATTTTTTGAAGATGGTGAGTATTTTATGGGGGATAAAGAAATACCCAAGAAGTCTAGGGGTCTGGGAGATACCTTAGCTAAATTTACTAAGGTTACTGGAATAAAAAAATTAGTCAAAAAAGTAGTAGGGGAAAATTGCGGCTGCTCAGAGAGACAGGCAGCTTTAAATAGGTTTCTCCCATACGGTGGTCAACCAAAGAAAACCAAAGGCTTTTTTGAATAATGGTGTATAATAATATGGTTTTAAGGAGATAATTATGGCAACAATCTCATTTTATGCAGGCACGACTGCTATCAACAACTTGTCAGGCTCAGGCTTGGGCTTTTTTGGCGGGTCGTTTGGTCAGTCTGTAGAGATAAACTCTTGGCAGGGTAGCACTTTTATCACTAATGGTACTGGTAGTACCAACGGTGGAACTGCTAACAATGTAAAGTATGCTAGTGACACTACTGCGTATGCCGTGGGTGTAACTCCAGCTACGGGTCTTAAATATATACCAAATAAGTATGCTACTTGCAATGTTCGTTTCACAAACGCTACAGCGGTAAAGACACAGAACGTTCGTTTGAGAGTCTTTGATCGTGCTAATAAGAACCACCCCGCAAGTGGTGTGATTACAAGGGTGTTTGAATTACTTAACCCACGATTAACTTATGGTACTGTAGAAGGTTCTGGAGATGCCAAATGGTGGGGTAGTTCTACTCATGATGGAACAGATGTATTCTCAAGTATGCAAGGGTCTCCCAATCCAAGCGCAAGACTTGCTGCTGGTGTAAATACCGTAGGTGGTAGTGGTATCATTGTGCCGCTTGCGCAATCACCCGGACCTAGCGGTTTCTATGCTGGTGGAGGCAATACCAATACTGGCCAATACACTCAGCATGACTGGTATGTTGGTATTAGTGCTTCACCTGATAGTGTGGGTAGCAAGACACAGTACGGCCTTTATGTGGAGCTTGAATATCTGTAATCATTGGTGTTCAAGTTAAGTGGTTTAGCTCATGCCACGCAATAAAAAACCCCCGCCTCATCACTGAAACGGGGGTTTTTTTGTCCACTGACTTATAAGAAGATTTATTCTTCTTGTTTCGTATCAGGGTTCCATTTAACCCAGCCACGATCCGGTAGCCAGTTGCCTTCCTTATCCTTCCGTCTTGGGAAGAGTCTTCCACCCTTCTTCATGACACCAAAGGAAAGTCGTGCGCCACAATCCATACACTTTAATTCGTAGTACAGATTGTCATCTACATTGCGAACTTGAAACCGCAAGTTCTCGCTCTGACATTTGCCACATTCGGTTTCATCAAAAACCTCTTGAAAAGCGCCAAGTTGAGCAAAAAGATCAACCTGTGTTTCGCCCTCAAGCTCTACAGAAATGCGGCCATTGTTAGTGGTGTAGTTAAGTCTCATGATTAATTTCTCCAATCTTCATTGTATCCAGCAAGAGATTCTGGTACTGACTTAGTTTCATTTTGATATTGATTCAATAATTTTATCATACTCTTTGCACGATCTCTCTTTACATCGTTTATGCTCCTATAGGTATTTTCACCACAGTTTATAAAGTTCATTACGTTAACATCCAAAAGAGAGCATCGTTTGTCAATGAACTGAATTTGCTGAGGTGTAATCCTATCGTCAGGATCATACTCTCCATCAGTAGACTTTGATACACTTTTCTGTACTATTTCTACAATATCTTTTCTTGCCAGTTCTTCTGCGGCCAAAGCTCTAATCTTAAGCGCCTTTCTTAAGGCTCGTCCTTCAGCCCGTGTAGACGCAGTAGCGACAGGATGAGCGCAAAAGAGGTCGTCAGTATTGCCATGCCATACATCGGCCACCTCTTTAAATGTTTTTATATACCCACTGTTCTTCCAGTCGAACACAACCTTATACACGACAGTGGCTCTTCCCGGCCCATTACCGTCAGTAGACGGGAACACATCACATGGGCCACTCTCTATAATGGTTCCAAGAAGAAGCTCAGACACCCTTCTTAGTCCAGCACAAATAGGGTTGCCATCAATAAGCTCGTTATCCTCAAAGTGTGACATTGCATAGTCATGCCATTCTGGGGAAAACATGCTTGGGGCTTCGCTATCATAAATAGCGCCTTCGCCGGAAGCACCCATTACGCCGTCGTCTTTTTCTTCTTCAAAAAATTCTTCTTCTTCTGCCATATCAAATAATTCCAATTGTCCTTCACTTGATTCAATTTTTGTCGCAGGTTCCATTATGTCTCAATTTCAATAAGTCTTTTAGACGGGGCTGGAAATTTCTTTTCTATCTTTTGTAATTCTACAATAACCGCATTTAGAGCATCTCGCATATTTTTAGAAGAAAGATTTCTAATTATATTTTTGACTCGTAAGACTGCATACCCTCTGTTGATAAGAAGACCAGCTTTCTGTGCATCTGCCCTAATATGCTTTTGTAAGTTCGCCTCTCCCCAAATAGGGAGGAAATGAGCGGGGCCATCTATCTCGATTGCAGTTTTCAAAGCCGGAAGGAACAAATCTACTTCCATTTTGTCGTTGGCAATAAGACCACGCTTATGGAATATAACCTCATAGCCAGCGGCGGTCAAGCCTTCGTGAATAAATTTTTCAATTTTCGAGCCTTCCTTACTAGCCTTCCTTACAGCAGCCGCTGCAAGTTTTCGTAGGTTGGCCTTTTCCTCTTCTGGCATTTCGTCCCACTGCTTCTTTGAAAGCTTTGATCGACGGTCTCGTTCCGCATCTTCCATGTCATCCCAGAACTTTGACATGCCGTCACTAATAGCGATCTTTTCCGCTTCTGTTCTTTTCTTTCCTTTTGTGGGATGCTCGTGCCTACCGCTGGCAATAGCGACCGTTTGGGCAGTGCTTCTGTCTCTGAGATCAACCCCCAAAGTTTTTAAAGCCCGCCGAATCTTGTTAGGGTACGTTTTGAGTTCTTGAGCGATCTCATATGTACTCTTATTCTTATTCATATATTGGTCTATAATAAACTCTTTATGTTTTTGCAGGAATTGACTACTCATTATTAATTACTTTCATTAAATTTTCTACACAAAAGTTTGGAACCACTCCGCAAACATCTCTATTACAATAGTTTTTTATGGCTTTCGCATGATCCTTGCTTCTTGCTATTAGCTTGATTTCAGGATTGTTAAAAGCCGTCACTATGTAATCATAGTCTACACCACGAGGTCTAGACCATTCTAAGTCCCATACATAAAAATATTTGTCTAATGTCGAATGACTTTGTGCTAGAGAAAGGCAGGTTGATACAGTAGTTGCTATTGCAGTACCGTCAAAGCTCCACAACTCATTTATTCCCATAGAAGAGCATTGGGGTTGTATAACTGAGTTCCCAGCGCTCTCAAAGAACAATACAAAATCATCTAAGCTATCTTCTAAATATTTATTTATATTCTTTATGGCGTAATAAGAAACCTGACTGGCATTCAGGTCTTCTAAAATTATACCTGTTTTTTTACGCTTTTGCATCAGCTTTTTCTTTATTGTCAACATACCATTTAATGGTTGCAGTAAGACCATCTCGGATATTCATAGGATCTAATTCTATAAGCTCTTTCATCCTATCTACACTTAAGAGCTTTTTCATTTGTCCATCGGGTTTGTCTGTATTCCAGACTACCTCACCTTCATATCCTACTATAGCTACAATATATTCTACCAGTTGTTTGATTGATATGTCACTGCCAGTTCCTATATTTAATGGAAGGGTAACGTCATCGTATTTTTCTAACGCTTGGACAACAGCGTTTGCTGCGTCATCGACATACATAAATTCTCTCATAGGATCGCCGGTTCCCCAGCATTCTACAGAATCATGCTCGTCCTGTTTGGCTTCTACGAATTTGCGAATAAGCGCACCTACGACTTTTGTGCGAGTTAAATTAAACGTATCATACCTTCCATAAAGATTTGTGACACAGACAGCCACACTTTTAAAATCATATTGTTTGTTATAGGCTTCTGCCGCAGCTTGTAGCATTCGCTTGGCTAAACCATGCGCGCGTATTGTTCCATTAGGAAGGCCGTCCCAAAAAGTGTTTTCTTCCAGCACTTCCATTCCGGTATCTGGATAGGCACAGGATGTCATTATAGAAACAAGCTTCTTGACCTGCATGTATTCGCAAGCATGGTGAATGTTTAACCCCATAACCGCGTTAGCATACAGGATATCTGCGGGGTACATTCTATTAAATTCAATACCCCCGTTATATCCTGCGGCATGAATGCAGTAGTCTGGACGTGTTTCGTCTAGAAAACGAATGGCCTGCTCTAAGTCGGTTAGATTTACTTTATTATGACTTAAGACTATAGGCTCTGCGTCTCTTTGTCGAACCTGATCGCAAATAGCACGACCAAAAAAGCCTTCGCCGCCCGTAACTAAAACTTTTGAGTCTTTGATATCAATCATGAATACTGATGCCTAATCTGTAATATTGGTGCTACTTTGATTAATTCGTTGATGCCGGTCTTCATGTCTACGTCGCAGTTAAACCCCTCGGCTTCTAACTTATCATAACTCACTTCGTAGTCTCTTTGGTCAGCATCTTTTCCAATTTCTTCATAATGTACAAAGCATTCTGTTTTTTCCTTGACATATTCCGCAAGCTCCCTTTTTGTCCAATTTAGGTCGTTTGCCCCGCAGTTATAAACCTTATGTTTCCAGTTACCCATATGCTCAACGCCCATAGTAAAAGCCTTTGCCATATCTCTTACATGGATAAAAGTTCGCCGGAAGTCTGCTTGAAAAATAGTAAGTATCTTATTTGTGATTGCCTGATAAACAAAATCGTTTACGAGCAAGTTCACCCGCATACATGGGCTAACACCAAACCCTGTAGCAAACCTAAATGAGACTGTATTATCTTGTGCGGCCACCATTTCCTCTGCAACACGCTTATTTACGCCGTAGAGCGACACGGCATTTAGTGGGGACTCTTCTGTGCAAATACCCTCCACTTTGCCGTAGACGCTGCCTGTGGAGGCGTAAACGAATGGCATTTTGGGATTATAGGATTTGCGGGCTTCCAGCATGTTTTTTGTGCCATCTATGTTTACCGCCGTGGCGAGCGAGGGCTGGGATTTGCAAGCCGGAAAGCCAACAATAGCAGCAAGGTGAATAACAGCGTCACACCCAAGGATAGCCTCCTTCATTTGTTCTAGTCTTGTAACATCCCCATACTCAAACTCAAAATTGGGGTTTGTAGCTAGGGGTATAATAGCATCGCATTGACCCTTATGAAAATTGTCAACACATTTTACCCGATACCCTTTATCGAGAAGATGGCGACACAAGACATTGCCTACATATCCGCCACCGCCCGTTACTAGGATTTTTGCCATTTAAAATTTCCCTTCATTTTTTTAATCGCTGCTCTTGTTATTCTCTCGGTATTCATTTTGAATAAGAAGTCGCCAAAATCAAATATTGACACCCAAACATTATCGCCATCAAAACTCTTTTTCAATATATTTTCGGGGGCGTAATCTTTTTTTGGAACGTCGAACTTTTCGCATATCTCATAGGCTTCTTCAAACATGTCCGTCATTTTTGTTGTCAATCCACCCATAACATGATCAGAAATGTATTTCTTCTCCGTAACATCCCTATAAAATGGTTCCTGTGTAGTCAACATTTCTGGATTTTCTTTCATCGTTTTTATAAAAACAGACATGTCTTCATACTTTTCATCACACCTTACTTTTATAACATATTTTGTTTTTACTTTTCTCATTCCATTTAATGAAGACGCCACCTGAAAATTTACGTTCATCCAGTTAAAAACTTTGGAATACTTTTCTGGGTCATCTTCAATGTAGGTCGTGTTGTTGCTGGCTAAAAACCTTTTGGTCGGTTTAATGCCGTCGTTTTTCCAAGTCGATATAATTGAAGCGCCAACAAACTTCATGTACGTGGGTATGTTATGTATACCCCGACACAACGACCCTCCTTTGGTGTGCAATGGCCCCTGTAGTACTATTGTTACATCATCGTGTTTCATTGAAGCCCACGCTTACAGAACCCGTATCCATTTTCTTAAACAGTTCAATATAATCAGAACAAATTGCATAGCAGTTTAAATTGGGTCTGGCCAACTCTGGTTTCATGCATATAGTCCTGTTTGTAACCTCGTATCCGGGGTAACTAACTATGTACCCATTACTAGTAAGCGTATATGGGTCGTCCGCATGATAGAAGCAATGAATATTTGTATGCACTAACATCCCATCTAAAGCGGATAGGTTTTTTGCATGACAGAGAAGCTTGGGGTTCATTAGGAAGTTAAGATAAATCGGATAAGACGGATCGTCATGTCCTAAAAACCAGTTACCATTTATTTTCCATACGTCAATCTCTACGTCATACCCAAGAGACAGAGCCTGCTTGATATACGCGGGGTCATTTTCTAAATCTGGGTGTCGGCCTCTAATGTTACCTCTATGAGAGATCAATTTCATCTTCGAGCCTTTCGTATTTTATGTTGTACAGTGAGAACATGCTTTCGGTGTCTTTCCAACTTTTATGCTCTTCTGTTATGCCTATTGTTTTAATTTGTTGTACGCCGTTCAACCAAAGAAGATTGATAAGAAAGTGTAAACTACTAGACATATTTCTTAATACGCCATCGTTATTCTTCATTGCTTGAATGTTATCAACATCTTCTCTTAAAAATCTTACAGTATTGAATCTTTGAAAGTCAATAATTGTGTCTGCTTTTTCAAAGGATACAATTGGATGGGATATGTTCAGTCCTTCATATACACCCTTGCTTTCTTTGAATGAACAGAAGTCCTCTAGATTGAAGAACATATTTGAATATGCGGGTCTTCTGGTATAGAGAAAGACACCAAAAGAAGGGTTTAGTATCTCCGTTTCCTTTTGCCTTTCCCCCCATAGGTGATGTGATATGCAATGTGGAATTAGGTGATGTCGCCATCTTTTTCTAAAGTTCGATATATTATGTATAATCCGAATCAGATCCAAAGAAACCACAATGTCAACCTTGTCGATGGCATAAAGTGATTTTCCGGTAGACAAAGTGAAGTAGTCCTGATAACCATCAAACTTTTCTATACTGTTTGACGAACCAATTAAAAGAACAGGCTTATCAATTTTCAGGCTTGTTAAGTCCACCCGTATCTTTTCTCACTATATCTGAAGGGTCTAGTCCATCAATCCAATAAACTTCTAACGCTTTCGTATCTTCTAAAGCCTCAAAACGATGGTCTACTCCGGGCGGAACATCCGAAAACATCCCGTCTGTTAAAATTGTCTCATCCTCACTATCCTGCTTATATATAATAACCTTAAGAGCGCCTTCAAGCACAATAAAACGGTTCCATTTATTCTCGTGATGATGTCGAGAGCAGTATCCACCCTTTACCGCTTCGATGTAATGCACCTCGCTTGTGCAGTTCTCAAAAAAGCAGCGTGTTGTACCCCAAAATTTTCCCTGAATAGCACCTGTTAATGTTTTATGACCCATTGCATAATTCCTCTAAATTATTCCTAAGTGTTTAAACGGAAGACCCTGTGATATCTCTTCTAAATTCCATTGAGTATACGCCAGATTGTTTAGCCATTGTGTTCTATCTGGCATAAAGGGGTTTGTTATAGTTTGATGGTTAATTTCATGAGAAGTTACATCCCAAGCCATGGAAGATTCACTAAAGGTAATGGCTGGCGTTCCATTGATCACGGCCTCAACAGCAGAATTTGAACTATAACAGATAACAATATCAATCTTCTTTTCTTCTATTGCCTTTGATAGATTTTCTTCTTCTACGTTCGCCATACCAAAAGAAGTCATGTCTATTGCCTTGTCGTAACGGCGTCCATACCCCTTATGTGATATTATTTTTGGGTGCGGTTTATATCTAATTTTACAATTTTTATCAACCTTTGTGTTTAGTTGGTGTGAAACAAATCTGCACCAGCTTCTTAGGCTTATGTCTTGTATATTTTGATCCCAAGGAATTTGTCCGCACACAAGAACGCTGAGATTTTCACCCTGCTCTTGTTTCCAAGGCTTTACTTGAATGTCAAGCTCTTCAAATCTGTCGGAGGGCATGTTATCGTTTTTATAATCTCCACATCCCCCCGGACAATCCCACCCAATCAAATAGTAATCCTCTCTTTTGAGAAACCCTCTCTCAAGAACAATAATTTTACCGCCATTTCGTTTTTGGCAATCGTATATGTTCTTTAAGAAGTAGGAGTCTGCTCTAATGTTTTTGGGAGAACCCCAAACTATTGCAATATCACACCGTCTGTACTCTTCGATGGTAGTGGAAAAATACTCATGCCCTAGATTTCTTATTCCGTTTTTTACGGCATCCATTGTCACGGTCTGTTTGTGTAGGGCGTCTTTACCCGTGTTCTGAAATATTCCTATCATCTTAGTGTAACTTTAATGAGAGTAAGGTCGAAAACTTCCTTAGTAAACTTTTCTTCGTCGGTTCTCTCCCAAGTGTATAATTTTTCTACAACGTATTCATCACCCAAGCAATCTACGACAGGTTTGCATCCTACCTCTTCTGTTTCATTATAATAATCGTCAAATATAACAACTGTATCTTTGTGGATCAATTTTTTTATGCTGTCCCAGTCGCTTTGGATTGTTTCTACAGAATGTCCCCCGTCAATAAAAACAAAGTCTATGGGTCTGTCTGGTTTAAATTTAGGTAGTGTTTTCTGCGTGTTTCCCATTTTTAGTTTATGTGGAAAACCACGAAGTCTTTTTGACGCTGTTTGTAGCGTAGGAAGGCTTTTGCCATGATACTCTTCTACAGCTATTTCTTCGGTCATAAAATCGAACATGTCAAACCCGTAATAGAAAACGTCGTCTTTATGAACCATTGCGGCTTCTATCATTATTCTAGCCGTAAGACCCACATGAGTTCCAATCTCCAGTATTGTTGACGGTTTGCATTTATGTATTTCTTCTGTTATATAATTGTATCTATCTTGTCTACTCATTTAAATTCTCCCATGCTCTTCCTGATTTAATTTCATCCAGAGTCCATTGCTGATGAGCTAGGTTCTTAAAAAACTCTCTGTCCATAGGGGGATTTTCTATACCCTCTATTGAGCCTAGCTTTCTGGCTGGGTTCGTGAAAATTGCGGGAATGCCTTGTACCATAGCGTCTATTGCGGAATTTGAATGATCCGCCACGACGCACCAAGCGTTTTTTATAACCTTTGACATCGGGTTTTTATATTTTGTGGAAACCAAGATCTTTCGATCCGTATGTTTTTTAATTTTAAAAATCGTTTCTTCTAGCCATGTCTGTAAGTTTAGTACTGAAGCCATGTGTTTTGAGGGTGGAACTATTACAATATGACTTCCAGACTTCCTCCAGTTTTTTAGCTCTACATTTAGGCCGTTAAATCTATCCCAAGTATGGTCTCCAGAGCCGTTGTGCCAAAAATTATTGTGGGTTATTCTATAATATCCATCATATAAGTCTGGGTCTGTAGAACGTCCAAAATATCCATGATCAATATGCCAGTATTTTGGCGTGTTCTGAATTACCGTCTCTCCACCATACAGAACTCCATAAGCGGCTATTCTCGGAGGGTTTTGACGCTTCATCCATAAATCAAACCACATCTTTAATGACATGGTTGATCCACAACAGCCTTTGGCAAAAGCCCCGCAAACAACAGAACTGCGCTGATTGTAGCTCTTGTTTATTATGCTAACCGGGGCTTTCAAAACCATGCTCTCTCCAGTGTACTCCCTTGTCGTGGGTGATAAAGGAATCAAAAACCCCTCTTTCAACCACATCGCACTCCAGTTCGTTTTCTACCAAATCGTTTACTTTTATCTCCGGGTGAGATTTTATAACCTCTCCAAATATGTAGCTATCGTCCCATCTTTCATATTCTCGAAATTTTCCGCTGTCGAATATGTCTATTACAATCTCAAGAAACTCCCTACCACCATTGGTCATATGAAACCCAACAAAGCCACATTCTACACCGAGACCTCTTGCCCTTCTTCCCTTTCCGTAGTGACAAAAGACCCCGCAGTCTCCAAAAACCTCTGAGATAATGTTTGAGGTGAGGGCGGATTTATTCTCTTTGTATGTCCCGAACTTAAATATTACATCAGAGTCTACAAAGACTATGGCATCATAGTCATGTTCCAATGCCTTTTTAAGGGTTGGTATTTTTCTAAACCATTGACTAGCCCTGTATCTAAACTTATTTTCAAATACGCCTTCAAACTTGCCACCCAAGTCTACAGGTATCACGTCTTCGTTTTCTTTTAACCAGCGATTAAGAAACTCGTCTTGTGACAGGTCGTATTCTATAAATTTTCTATGCTTGGGAAGCTCAACCCCCTCGTGGGCAATAAGCATTTCACCCTCTGTTTTACAACGAACAAAGGATGTAATCATGCCTCGTCCAGTGGCATTGAATAACTTGTCGTTAAATGTGGTTGTATATAAAATATTCATGTCATTAAAAATAAAACGTAAACAGTGCGGCCCTCTTGCCATAACTGATTTGGTGAGGAACTTCTTTTGTGTTGCAGCACCACAGGGTTCCGGGGGCAAATGCTATTAAGTGTTTTTCGCCACTTTTAAAATCTTCATTCTTTGATGTTGTTTTCCATATCCTGTGAGTATTATCTATGTTTACAAACACCCGCAAAGGATTGAATTTGTACTGATCTAGATGCATCTCCTCGTTTGCAATTTCTGAAACCCTAAGTGTTGCATCGTAGTCCAACCAGCCGTCTTGATAATGAGAGTTGTTGATAAAGCTAAACCCCTTGGCAAAGTACTTTATTTTTTCTTCCAGTCTTATTAGCGCAGCTTTAAATTGTGGATGGTTAGAGTATCTTCTGGGTTTTTTTATTGCGTCATCGTACCATATCTTTCTCATTACTCCATTTTGACAAGATTTGGGGTTCCATCCAACATTCATGACTTGTAAATCATTAAATATGCCTACATCTTCTTCGGAAACAAAGCCATCTATAACAACAATGTTATTTTGAAGATATTTTTTTTCTATGTCTTCATGGTCTAATGTGGTGATAAAAATATTATTTTCAATCCACTTAGAGAGCTTTATATCGGTTTGCATTTTTCTCTAAAGTGCTGCCAAGGCAACCCCTTTCTCATTTCGTCCAATGACCATTCGCAATAAGACAAATTATAAAGCCATTGCATAAGGTCTTTGGTTTCTGGGTATTTTATCCTGTCTATTTTTTTTATCGAATGTTCTGCTACAGAATGCGCCAGACATACGGAGTCTTCGGTCATGACGGGAACCCCGGCAAGCAAAGCGTCTATTGCCCCGTTCGAGGTTCTTGTAACGGCGCACCAAGCGTTCTTTAGATCGTTCTCTATTGGTTTGTAGCTTTCTTTTGTGTTAACAACCTCCATATTGGGTAAGCATTTGAGGGGTGTAATAGAAGCTCCTGTTATATGGGTTCTAAAAACAATTTTTCTGTTTGGGGCAAACTTTCTTATTCTGTTTGGAAGATCTTCATAATATTCCATTGGGGTATTCCAGTATTTCTCCCTATCGTCTGCCGTTTTGCACCCTACATGCATTAATCCTGCGCCTTTTTTTGACTGTCCAATAATTAAAACATGCCCATCAGGACTTCTTAGATTTTTGAATCTTATACCTCTTTTGCTCCATCTGTCGGAAGGGGAGTTTTCATTGAAGTATTCGGCTCTTCCTTTAACACCATTTAATCCAACGGAAAAGTATCTATTTTCATCCTCTTTAAATCTGTCATCTTCTATCAATCCACAGTCAATTATTAATCTTGGTTTGTTTAGCTCTATTTGTTTTAGCTTCATGAAGACTTTGATATAATGGTAATCATCTACCATATCGCTACCAGCACAATAATCTAATATTTCATATCTGCCCGCCTCGGCAAGCTGAATCATAACGTCGCACTGGTCTATTTTGCAGACATCCTCTCTAGACCTTATTTTAACTACTTCGTCACCGGATTGAATTACACCCTTAGCAAAGCTGTCTAGAATATGATCGCCTTCTATTTTTGTATAACCGACCGCTATTTTCACAGATAACTTCTCCACAAGTCTGCATAATCAACATCCTGCCAATCTTCAAACCACGGACCACCATTGGTAAAGTGAATAGCCGCCGGGGGAACTTCCGGCTTCTCGTATTCGCCCTCCAGCCAATTCCATTCTATTGGGATGTCGCCAATCATATAGTCTTTTAGAAATTTAAACCTATGGAGGTACGCCCCGGTTTGCGTGCTGGCTGTATACGGGGTTAAAATACGGTTTGATGAATGCTCGCAGTTCCATAGTATACAGCTAGACCAGTTCTTTCTTGGGTAGGCCACCTGTTTTTGACCATCCATCTTGACCGCATTTTTAGGAACGTAGTCATGTTTGGCGCACATGATCGCATATTTATCGTCAGCAAGAGAAAACAACTCCGCCACATCTCTCGTAAACAGGAAGTCACAGTCTATAAAGAGTGACCATCCTTTAAAACCAGATAGGTATGGTGTAAGGAATCTGGTATAGGTAAATTCTACAGATCCTGCCTCCGGCTGTTTTCTAAAATATTTCCCAGCATCCATTAAGACGCTTCGGATAATTGGCTGAATATTTAGTTCTACAGAAGAGTGTTCAAGTAGAGATTTTACACAAACATCATAAGCCTGTGTCTCGCGGGAGTCCCAACCCACAAAGATATTTAGAGGTGAACCTGTCATAGTCTTCCCTTGTGTCTATGCCTATACTGTAGTGATTTGTTATATGTACACCAATATTATAACTATTGCTTATCTAAAAATACTTTTAGGTCTTCTGGTGTTCCAAGACCCCACATTTTATCTACATGGAACGTTTTGATTTTTTTCTTATCTGCCACAGCTTCGTTAAACACGGGACAGACATAAAACTCACCATTAACACGGGTGTCATTTGCGACCATTTGTTCAGCGTATTTTACATAGTCACTTCCTTTAGCCCAGTAATATATACCTACAGTGGCTTTGTCAGATATCGGCCTTTTTTCAGCAACCTCTGTCACAAAACCCTGCTCGTTTGTTTTTGCAAAGCTCCATTTTGGGTGAACCGAAGGGAAGGTAAGGATTCCTCCGTCTACTCCGTCTGCCTGCATGGAGTAAAGGAATTGATTACTGTCCCAATCCACATACTGGTCTGAGTTTGCTAAGAGAAGAGGACAGTTATCGTTAATATATTCTTTGGCCAGTAGGGTGGTACAAGCTGCCCCTTCTGTCATTCCATCCACCTGAACTATCTTGCAGTTTGGAGCTATCAGATTTAAGAGATACGATAAGTTGTATTTTTCGTAATGTTTCTTTTGGACAATAAAAATGTGTTCGGCATCAACATTGATGTTTTCCACAACAACCTGAATCATGGGCTTGCCATTGACTTCGATTAATGGCTTGGGAAAGGTGTAGCCAGCTTTCTCAAAACGTGACCCAGCACCCGCCATGGGAATTAAAACCTTCATATCTCCACCCTGCCATTTTGGTTTGAAAAGACTTGTTTCGTTTTGTTCTGATGCAGTGCTAATAGCTCTTGTGATATTTCCCATGTTTACGTCGTCGGGATTCTTGACTCCCATCACATACGCACCAGACTCATGAGCTGCTTTTCTTCCAATATGGGAGTCTTCTATGACCAGAGTTTCTTTTGGACTTACTCCGGCATGAAGCATGGCTTTCATGTAGATTTCAGGGTGCGGCTTTGGAACGCGAACATCTTGGTTTGAAAAAAACGCATCTATGTATTCCATATAGCCAGCATATAAGAGCATGAGCTTGACGGTTGACCTAATGGAATTAGACGCACAATAAACCGTATATCCCATAGACTTCAGTGAATGCAGGCAGGCGATAACACCTCCATGGTCTTCTGGCGTTATCTGCTCTTTAATTATATCGTGAGTGCTTCGCTGTTTGGTTTCCCATATAGTGTCGTAGTATTCCTCTGGAAGACCTTTTTCTTTTGTTAGAATTGCCAGCTTTTTTCGCGTGCTTAGTCCGTCATATTTAGCTAGATGTTCTTCTCTTCCAATAACATACTTTTCATCAATAGAGGATAGCGCCCTATTCATTGCTTCGTAATGAAAGTCACGAGCCTCTACAAGAACACCATCTAAATCAAAAACTATCAGCCTTATCATAGCTTTTTCCTTTCTATGGTATTCTGTTCACAGTTGCTGAAAATGCCTTTGTCATGAATAATTTTAGGTTTTACAAAGTATGTTTGCGCCCGCCAATGTAAATGTCTATTAAGCTGAGAATCAACTGGCCCATGAGGTGGCAGCGTAGCAATGACTTCTAGTATACGCCTATGGATAACTACCCCATGAAGTCCTCCCACTCTTTTGTCTGGAGCATCTCTGACATAATCTATGCCGACTGTTCCGTCTTCATTATAGGAACGCTCAACTTCTTCGTTCCATTCATCATCTTCGTCTCCTACCCACCAACCCAAATACAGCATATCGTAGTCTAGCTCTTTAATTTGGTCGGACAGTTTTTCTAATACGTCTTCATAGCGGTCGGTAAAATATGCGTCGTCTTCAAGAAATAAGACTCTTTCCACTCCTTCGTCAAGAAGCTTTCTGGCGATTGACTGATGTGACAAAAGAGCGTTGCAGTGATTTCTGGCCGACACAGGGTTTCCCCACCCAAAATTTTCAATCGGTGGGTATCTCTCATCAATCCTGCCGTATTTTTCAACGGAAAACATCTGACCATCACCAACCAGAAAAGGTTCAAACTCTATCCCTCTTTTTTCACACTCTTTCCATAGTTCATGCCACTCCTCATGCCTTTTATCTAAGCAGAGGCATACGGCCTTATCTATTCCTAACACCATAATCCAATACCTTATCAAAGAAATATTTAGCCATAGATTCTGTGGTTAGATGCAGTCGCGTGTACTCAATAAACTCATCCCTTAAATTGTTATACTCATTCAGGTCGAACTCATCAAAATCTATATATCCTCTGTCTTCTCCCGGTAGTATTTGTTTTGAGGTTCCTATAAAAGTGTCTTCTTGAGGGTTATAGGGTTCTTTTGTGCCGGGGTATACGCCCTTGAGCTTTTTAGCTCTAACACAAAGCTCTTTTGGGTAATTAAACAGTGCATTTTTTGGACACTTTTCAACGTCAGTAAAGAAGGGAACACATCCGTTGGCAAGAATCTCGAAATGTCTCATTGTGACCCATCCCGCCCTCTCGTCATCCTCTCTTGCCTTTTTGCAAACATAAGCGAAGTAGCTTTTTTGGTAATCTTGATAATAGCTATCCTCGTCTTCATAGATATATGATTTTTGATGTGGGTCATCAAAGTGCATATAGGCGGGGACTAACGGAGCAAAATCAAAAGACTTTTCTGACGGCTCGCGAATTTTTTGCTTTGGTATGGAAAATGATATTGGTGTGGCAACATCAGCATCCTCATCAGCAAACTGCATTTTAAAGTAGGGTACTTTTTGGGCTATTTTTCTATTTAGGTCAAACTTGTCCCATCCGTCAACTAAAACTATCCTGTGTGGCTCATACGTCTTGAGGAGAGACGTTAGAGCGTGATGAATTTCGCTGTATCTACCGTTTAGAGTGTGGTGTATGGGGCAGATAATAAAATTAAAATATCTATTTTCTATGCGACGAACAAGGTCGTCATAATACCCATGCTCATCTCTAGGAAGCTCCATGTTTGGCAAAATTCCATAACTACTAAACCCTTTACCCCAAGTGTTTTTTAGTTTTTCTGGATCAGCGTCGTCGTAAACATGCCACATTCTGTATGCATCTATTAGCTGGTCGCCTAAGATAGACCTTAAGCCGTGAAATAGAGTGTCACACTGATAGTCACCAACTTGGTCGGAATGAATTTTGTCTTGGTATATTAATGGAAAATATAAGACTTTCATTTTGATTCTATCCTTTTAACAGCATCTTCTATGGCGTCCGAAGATTTAGGAAATTTAAGCTTCCATCCCAAATCTTTTAGCTTCATGTTTGATACAGATATCACCCTATTGTCACCCTTCCAGTTTGCACCTTCACCAAGCCATTTGATCGGCTTATGTATGCCGCATCCGTTCATAACCGCCTTGGCAACTTCCGCTATATTAATTGAATCATCAGGAGCGACGTTGTATGCACCGTTGGCATCAGATTTTGCTAGGGTAACTAATGCAGATATTGTATCGCTTATATGACAATATGGCTTTGTTGACCCCGGCTCTGCCCCCAGCGCCTCTAGATTAGGATTGTCACTCTTAAGCTTACGGATAAAGTCCTTCATTACGCCATGAGTAACACCATCTCCGACAGTAGCGCACAGTCTAGCCGAAACTCCGTTCACATCTCCCATGTTAGTATGGGCTTCAATTAGACTTTCTGAAGCTCTCTTTGTTATCCCGTAAGAGGATGTTGGGATTGTAGCTAGATTTTCTCTGCATTGCTGGTGACGATCAACCCACCAATCTCCGTACACAATCACCGTAGAGGCCAAAACTATTCTACAGCCCCGTGGAGCAGAATGGATAACTTTCTGCGTGCTAATTATATTGTCTTGTATGATTCTGTATGGGTTATGAGACTCTTTAACCGTAGCCTTGCTTGCCAAATGAAAAATTATGCTTGGCTTGTGGGTCTTACAAATGTCATAGAGTAAATGAAAGTTTGAATCGTCGGGATCGGTTTCGCCTAAATCAACAGCATAATGCTTTATGTTGCGATCAAGAACGTTCGAGAAAACCGGATTTCTTCCTACGCAAACAATATCTCCAAAATCAGGCTCGTGTTGCAGTCTCTTGACCAAATGCTTGCCTATAAATCCGTGAGCGCCAGTAATAAGTACGGTCATGCAGAAATCATCCCTTCCAGAACCTGAATTGTTTTAACGGCTTCATTCTCCAACCCTAGTTCATGAAACATTGTTGCCATTCTGTGGAAGTAGGTGTGTTTTTCCAGAACGCACTTTTGACCCCTCTGTATATAAGGCTCTCTTTCTTCCGGGTGAGCTGCATAATACTTAATAAGGGTTTCAAACTCTTCTGGTGTTTTCGCAAAAATTATCTCGTCATTATTAAATACATCTTTTGACATGGATTCAACATAATCAGAAATGCAGAAGCCACCACTCATTAACACCTTGAACGGTCTTTCAATTATGTCGTAGCCAAAATCTTGAGAGTGAGGCTCACTAACATTAGGACATACTGTTGCAGAACGAAAAACATGCCTAGCTTGATCGCCAGCAATCCTGCCCATGTACTGAACAACCGGCCAGTTGGAACCCCATATCTTTATATTGTACTTTCCAACAGGATGGCATAGCCTGAGCATGTATTTATCCAGACACTTAGCTTTGTATGGCCAATACCCCCCGATAAATGATACGTCACTTTTGAGATGCTCTACGATTTGACCGCCCCAGTACTCAAACACGTCTGCTGCATGAATCAATGATACTGGCCTAACACCTATGTCGTTCCACTTATTATGCGTCTTGGTTATCCAATTGTCATGGTAGTGGTTGTGGATAAAGTCGGGTTTTTGGGTCTCTTTTTTGAGCTGTTCTACCAGCTTTATTTCATCATCTCTTGCTGTTAGTATTGGATATTTTTCTTTGTCGATTTCTTTTTGTATATCGCCCCAGTCAGAACCTCGCATAACCACCTTTAAATGTGGTCTTTCCTTTATGCATTTATAAACGGACTTATTGAGATTGTACGTCTGCCCCATAAATATGTCTGGCTCAAAGTCATCAAACATATCAAACGTTGGAATACTCTCTATATCCCAAATATAAACATCGTGACCGCAGGCTTCTAAGGCTCTAGCCCAGCCTAGTCGAATATAGTAATGTGCGTGGGGGCCATCGCTAGATATAAGTATTTTCATTCTACAAATCTTTCATAGAATCTATTTCTCGGATATTCATTCCGCTAGGTTCTACTGCTTTAAAACTAAACCCCTTGGATATCATATAATTAAATATCTCAAAGGGGTACATCTTGTTTCTTTTTCTGTCACCACAAAGCTTCTTAAAAAATCTAGACTCTCTTTCGGCCATGTATATAATGTGAGACCATTTAGTTGGAAGTCCGTATGCAAAATTGGTAACAGATCCTTCGACTACCGTTACACCAACTTCTTCTGCCTTGAAACGATTTTTTGAGTCTATAACGATGCAGGATTCATCTTTTGATATATCGCTTATGGTGTGTGTGTTATAAATTAAGTCGCCATACAATATTAAAATGTTTGTGTTGATTGAGCAGTTTAATGCTAGTCTCAAACTTTCTACCACATTGGTAGTTTCATAAAATTGGTTCTCTACTATTCTAACGTCTTCCGGTATGCATTTGATTACTTTGTCGGCCTCAAAGCCAACAACCACTATGATCTCTGCATATGGAAAAACTTTTTTTACTGTAGATATGCTTTTTTGTATTATGCTTTCTTTTTTGTTTGCCGGGAGAAGGCATTTAGGCCCATAAGACTTCATTCTGTGACCAACTCCCGCTATAGGGATGATTACAGTAAGAGGGCTTTCCTGAGCCTGACCCGGAGAAAGCTTCTTCTGGGCTGTAGTTACAAATCTATTTTTTACTATCATTGAAGCCTGTCTTGCATTTTTTCCATTACTCTAGACCAGTTTCTTTGCCAGACTTCTTGATTAACTACAAAACTGGAATTGTCTCCAGTTACCCGAACAAGCGTTAGCGACTGAGGAACATGAACCAGCATAAACTTCTCACTTATTCTCATCCACAGATCGTAGTCCTCGCAAGTTCTCATGGTAAAATCATAGTACCCCGTGTCTTCATGCGTGTTGTCAAGAGCCTTTTTGTTGATTAAAGAACCGCTATGAACAACGCATTCTTCTATTAGCCTTTTTCTGCTGTAAGGTTCTTTAAATTCTCTTATTATTTTGTCTGTGTCGATATGGTGTGTATCATAATCAGCATATACCACTCCTACCGTTTCCATATCTTCAGACATAACTTTTTCACATGTAGATATTTTGTTCTCGTACATCTGGTCGTCTGCGTCGAGTACTGCATAGATATCTGTATGAGGCCAAGCATAGCCTATACCCCAGTTTCTTGCATCGCTGGGGCCACCATTGGGCTTTGTCATTACAACATATTTGGTGTTTCCAAACCTTCCCCTGTCTTCCTGAAACCATACTTCATTATCACGGTAGCTGTCAGAAAGCGGTTTGCTAAAATAGCCTTTGGCTATCTCCAGAGACCTGTCTGTAGAACCATCATCAATAACACAAATAGTCATTGGGCCTTGGTAATCTTGGTTAAAGGCACTTTCTATGGCACTATCTATATAGTCTTCGTCGTTATAGCAGGCTATAAGGATTGTTACTCTATGCATAGCTGGTCAATGTCTTCCCATGTATAGGTGAGGCTAGACTTTTCTTCAAAACTGGAGACTTCTTTCAGTTTTTCTTTTAACGGTTTAACAACATTACCGTTTAAGTGTTTATGTATAGCTGCCTGAGCAGTTCTTCCATTAACGCCGTCGTAGCCATCTATGTAAGCAACTTTATGAAGTTCTTCATTTATGGACTGATTTAATTTTTTCGTAAGATCTGGTCTCAATTCATGACCGACCTTGACCACCATGTAAAATCCGTTTTTAACCTTATTAAAAACTTCGTCTATGGCTTCATCGTCTGTTGCGCCTTTTTCATACATAGAGGTAATTTTATATTCAAAATCTACGCCATCCATTACTGTTACCGTAGATTGTATAATATTTACATGCTCGTCTGGAATTTTGTTAATCATAAGCATGTAGCTGGGCGAAATAGATTGAGCCAAAATAGAATCTAGGGTTTTTTGCAGTTTACTAGAGTAGTCAGTCGCGGACTCCTCGTCTGCAATGACAAGATAGCCAACTCTTACTTGGTATTCTTCTCTAACCTTGGTGTGGATATCGTCCACACCCTCTTTCCATGGCTCTTCTCTATATGCTGCGCACCAAGATTCGATGACATAGAATTCGTTTTCTTCGAGATCTTCTGCTTCTACAACAAACACACCCCTATCTTTGAATTTTTCAATTCTATTAAGAGAGCATCCGGTTTGTGTTTTTTCTTCTTTTTCTGAGAATACACAGTCTTTACATGATGTTGTCAAGCCCTGCGGCTGGTTTTGTTGAAATGTCACTCTCTTTCTCCTTCTATGACTATCCGATAACCATCAAGTCTTTTTTTTGTTACTTTTAATCCCGCATTTTCTAGCTTTGATTGCATGTATTCTAACGTTACATTGTGTAACCTTACATCCCACGGCTGAGAAAATGCCCCGTGAACTAATTTGTTAAACTCTTCTAAATCAATTTTTTGCTGATAAAACATTTTAGAGGCTTCGTATGCGTCCGTGCCTCCTATCACAATCTTACCACCTCTTCTAAGCTTGCCTATCCAGTGATTTAATACCTTATCAGCTTCAGAGCTTTCAAGGTAATCGAGAACATCTTCGGCTATAAATTCGGTACACTCTGCGTCGTCTACTACGTCATCTAAATTTCTAATGTCTACATCTAGACCATCCGGTTTTGTTATAGGGTCTATATTTAGATAACCATTTTTTCGGAACGGTGAACCTACAGTTATGCTTACTTTCATCTTAACCTCTAAAACATACTTTTGACGCTTCATAAAGCAGATGTTCCCATCTGCCAACAAATTGATCTTCTGAAAATCTGCTTTCTATAGTCTTTCTAGCCTCATTTCCTAATTTCGTGGCCAAATCCTCATCATTCAGAAGTTCTACTAAATATTCTTCTAATTCTTCTTCCGTCTCCCCTAAAAAGCCGTTAACTCCATGCTCTACTACTTCTGGTATCATACAGGTAGCTGTAGACACAACAGCACATCCGCAAGCCATAGCTTCAAGTAAAGAAGTTGGAATAGGTGATATTGTAGAAGTGTTCAGAAATATTCTACTGGTTTGGTAGGCATCCACCAATTCCTCTATACTGGATGCTGGTTTCGATAATCCCGGCGTGTCGCCTATCACTCTTGTTGGATATTTTTTTGATACGTTTTGCCATATGTTAAAACCGCAGCACCAATCCCTGTTGATCCAATCATTTACCACTGACAGAGCATGGTTCTCTCTTTCTTTTTCTGCTGGCTTAAATAATGTTGTATCTACCCCATGAGTAATGACACTAGTATTTGGCGCATCCCACCCCCAAGCGCCAATACTATATTTTGAAATGAATACGTTGATGTCACCCTGCATTGTTCTGGTTTGCTCTAAAACTTCGGGAGGCCAATAGGGGACTGGAAGCGTATGCTCAAGACTAACCAAAGGAAGATGAAACCGTTTCGCTATTGGTTCGGCCAGTTGGAATTGACCAAACTTGTTTTGAGACAAAACTAGATCAAAATCCAGATAGGCCGGTATTTGTTTATCTCCCAGCGTGGGATCTAAAAGAGTATAGTTTTCTGGAATAGCGGCATTGTTCGTATTCCAATCTTTTATACCTTCTGCTCTATAGGCATAGAAATTATGCCCCGTTTTACATAAAAGCGTTTCGTACCTTTCGTGTGTAGGAAAGGTCAGTATATTCAGAGGGTCATTTATTTTTCTAGCAGACGCTCTGGTTATGGAGGATACCGGACTAAGCATTTAGTGCCTCTTTTATTACATTGCCAATCTCCCTATGGGAATATTTCATAGCTCGTTCCAGACCGTGAGTTTTCATGTCTGTTCTGTCAGACTCGTACATGTCTCTCATGGCTTTTCTAAGTTTTTGTATATCAATAGACGCCCACTCTTCCTTACCTGTGAAGATATCAGATAGCGTATCTAATGCTCCTGTGACGGGTTCTAATCTTGCATCCACCAAAACACCGCCCGCTCCTATGTTGGCGCTTTTCCGCAAAAAATCGGCCATACCGCCAGTATTAGTGCATATAGGAGTGTTTCCAAACCCCATCGCGTCAAACGCAGGGATGCACCATGCTTCCCCATGGCTTGGCATAACAAAACAGTCACAAGACTGATGAACCCTTTCTATATCTTTTTCGGACAAATAGTCAGTTATTATAAAATCCTCTTTGTAGTCATTGGAAGATGGGTACAGTTTTAACCCTTGTTTAATTTCGTTACAAAGACTCTGAACTTGTTCGGCGCATTGGTCTGCGCTTAGACCAGCCTTGTTTGTCTTTATTAAAATTGAAACCGGTTCATTTCTCTCAAACTCTAAATGAAAAGCCGTAACAAAAGCTCTTAAGTTTTTCCTCTTGTTGAATTCGCCAACCGTATAAAATATAAAGTTGTCGTCTGGTATTGGAAGGTCAAGCTTTTTATGTCTCTGTGTAAATTTCTCAAAGTCTGTCGCGTGCGGAATTACCTTTATAGGCACTGTGATCCCGCTATTAACAGAAGCTTCAACCATTTGATTATTGATAACCCAAGCCTCGTCCATCAGGTTTATTTTTCTAGGCCAAGTTGAATATTTGAAATTACTTGTTTCGGTAGCATACAAGGCTATGTTCTTTTTGAACTTTGGGTGAAAATCCATTAAGTGAGGAAGAACATGCTGTATGCAAACATCGCACCCGGAAGATTCCTGATTTTCTAACTCCAACAGCCTTCGAGGAAGTTCCGGCTGTCTGTCGTTAAGTTTTACGGCTCTAGGCACAACCTCGATGCCAGCGGCATCCATAGACAGTATGTAGTCTATAGCGGCTCTTCCCCAGCCCGTACCTTCTCTATAATGACCTATGTATAAAACCTTCATCTTACAATTTCCACCCTTGTTTTTTCCCATTCATTTCTTCTAGCACAAAGACCAGCCATCATATTGAAAGCCTCTTCAATTGTAAATTTTTGATAGTCCGGTTTTACAAAAGCATAAGAATCTTCGTTCAGATACATTTCTCCAGTTCCTTGGATGTGTATACCCCAGTTAAGATCTCTCATTAATCTAGATTCAAAATAAGAGTTCAATCGTTCTGGTTCGCCAAGGACGTTGACTATGAGCCACTGGGCTAATTGTCTAGTGTCAAGATGTTCGGGAACGTCTCTAGGAAACTTATGTATTCTTGGTGGTGATAGCCATGTTTCTTCACGAGGTCTAATTTCTACAGAGTCAAAATAATCAGACCACATCTTGGCGGTCGCATCCCACTGGTAGTGCTTTTCAAAAGCAGACCTTGTTTGCTTGCTTTTTTCTTTTCGTTCTTCTTCAGACAAATTGAAAAAATCATATATAACCTTGGCGGCTGCATCGTTATTTGGAACTGCTCTATTGCAGCCGGTTTCTAGTTCGTTATATAGGGCTTGGGGTTTGATTGGGTAGCCCTCAAGCTTTCTCACTACGCTACTCATTGCCGAGTAATCTACGCTAGCAACAGGTACTCCACAGGCGGCGGCTTCAACCTGCGGCATCCCAAAACCCTCACTGTTTGCATACTGTATATACAAATCAAAGGTATTAAATATTTCAGATAGAAAATCATATTCAACACCATTTTGTACGTTGGATAGGCCAGCAGACTTTCCTCCGCAGCGAGGGCATTTTGTTTTGGCGTCACAAAAATACATAGGAAAGGCGTAATTGCATTGTGGGCAAGAATATGTCACTAGGATTTTGCTTGATAGCCCGTAACGATTTATCAGCTTAGGCAGATCCCATCCCAAATCTGGATAACTAGTATGACAATACAAAAACACGTCGTTCTTGTCGTACATATCTAAGAATTTTCTAAAGGCTTCAAACAGGTCTGGGAACAGCTTTCTTCTTTGATTGCGCATCACTGTTCCAAGTATAAGAGTGTCTGCGTCGAACCCCATTCTTTCTTTATGGGCTTGCTTGTCTTCAACTGGACTATAGATAGCGTGAGCAGAAGGAGATGCAGTGCCTAAGTAATTGACCTTGCCATTGGACTCATTCTTTAATACCGAACCTCCCCAGTCCGAATAACTAAAAACGGCATCTGCATTAGAATACGTAGCTATCCACTGTTCGTTTTGTGGTGAGGCGTCTACGGTTGGCATTATAACCCAATTGAACAACCGTCTAAAAGGAGACCTTTCTTGGTAATCTATCATCCAGAAATCTCTTATGTCACAAACGAAATCTGGCTGAAAATCCAAAAGAACGTTTTCAAATCTCCATTCTCCAAACTGATTGGTTGGAACTGAAGCGTATTCTTGGTTGCCTGCTAAATCACTATCATGAGGCTGGTTGGGGTAGAATTTCCACAGAATGTCATTATTGCGAGGGTCGCCATCTTTTCCATAGCTAGCAAATTCAGCAATTTCATATTTTCCAGAAGCATGTAGCCTGCTTAAAACCTCTCTGGCGTATGTTGCATAGCCAGTGTTTAAGTAGGTAGCCTCTGAGCAGAATAGAACTCTCTTTTTTCTCATTTGTTATGTTCTTCAAGCTTATTAATTATATCTGTAATTTTATTCTTTAAGGCGTTTCTAGTGCAAGACAGTATCTCGCATATCTCAGAGTTAGTGTAGTTTTCCATCTTCTTGGTTATTATGAACAATTCCTGCTCATTCAGTTTAGTCAGATAGCTTGCAATATTATCTTTGTCAAGATAGTGTCTGCCATTTAATGAGCTATTAAGTGCTTTTGTATCAAACACAACCTTGTTCTTTTTACTATGTTTTTTTACAAAGCTGGATATTGCATTTTTTATACACACCGTTGCGTACACTGGAAACTTAGACTTTTTAGGATCATGTTTTCTTATAGATTTTAATAACCCTACTAAGCCAACCTGAATACAATCTTCTAGTGTATAGTGTTTTGACGTGTCTTTAAAAAATAAAAGAGCTTGAGAAACTACCAGCCCGTAATTATTACGGATCAGTTGTTCTTCAAGCTCTTCTTGATTTTTTTGAGTTACTCTGTCTAATTCATCACTCATCTTCTTGTTGAGAATTTTCTCTATCTGACGGGGGTGGGTTGAAGAGCTTGAATTCTTTAACCCTAAAACGAGTCGAAAACTTCTGTTTGCCTTCCTTGTCTGTCCATTGATTATTCCTTGCGGAGGTTACAACATCTACAATATCTCCCTGCTTGCAATACCTATTGATGGTAGAGGCTCCGCTATCCCAAGCTTCAAAATCAAAGTAATTTGTTGTCTTCTTCTTTTCGCCACCTTTTTCTTTGCGATACTCTGTTATTGCAAGGGTAAAGGTAACAAGCTCGGTATTTTCTAGTTTTATGAGTTTCGGGTCTCTTACAAGCCTGCCGATAAAACGACAGTAGTTGGAAATTGAGCTGGCAGACATCCGTGATCCTTCAGTGCAGGGTGTTGTAAAGTTCCTACATCTAATATACATAAAGAGTCAATGTTTTGCAATCAAATCTCAACAACTTTATCGACTACAAAACCGTCCCTATTCTTAGAGGCATTACAAAATAATAGGACATTATTTCCCTCATATAGTATATTTTTATATTCTTTCCATGATTCGCTAAATATTGCCACATTATCAAGCTCTCCGGTGTTATCTTCTACTGAGAGAAAGGCCATTTCTTGGCCGGGGTTTTTACCGCCTTTTGTTGTCCATTTTCTTATGGCGTTGAGGGTTACAGCTATTTTCATCTTCCCTTTCTTGCCTTCTAGACAATCTCTACAGGTGGTGTCAGACATGCTGATGTCACTAGATTCTATCTTTGAGTATGTTACCGCCACCCCAAGATAGTTTTCTTCTGTACCTATTACCCACCGAGGGTCGTCTTCAAGAGAGGACGGTGGGTTTTCCAAATGCAGAACCAAGTCAAGTATAACCTCTGTTCTTTTGCTGTTATGAGCCGCTCCCCCTTCCTTCTTTACAGGAGACGCTGCTTTTAGGAGGTCAAGAATGTTGTCATGGTTCTTATAGTTTTCTTTGATCCAGACAACCTCTTTCGACGTTAGTTTTTGCCATGTATCAAAGTCGTCTAGCATTTTCAGCCTAGACAGTTTTGTGTGCGAAAACATACCCGTGGATATCATGGCTATCGCCAAAGGGGAGTACAGTAGATCTCCTATTGAAACCAGCGTCTCGTACCAAGACATCTCGTGAATTTTTTTGCCGATTAAATTTTCGGCTTCTGGCAAAATATCTTTGAATTTATCTATCTGTTTCTTGCCGATAGTCTTCAGATCAGAAAGTCCGAAGTGAATTTTCTCATCTATTATACTGGTCGTCTCATTAAGGCTTTTTAATGAAGGAGGGTGTATTGAAACACCGACAGACTTTGCGTCACGTACAAGCTCTCTTATTTCTTCTTGAGGGTCTGGCTTACCATGTGCGTAATATAGGTAGTTACAGTAAAACTCCAATGGATGATGAGACTTAGCGTAAGCGCTCCAATAACCACAAATAGCGTAGCTAACAGCATGGGACTTATTAAAAGCGTAACGAGAGGACTTCTCGATCCATGAGAATATCTCTTCTGCTGCTTCTTTAGAAACAATGGCCGCATCTATGGCACCTTGTACAAACCTCTTTTTAATCTTGGCCATCAAATCGGCTTTTTTCTTACCGATAGCCTTCCTTAAGTCATCAGCTTGCTGGAGATTGAATCCAGCTATCTTTTGGGCTATCTCCATAGACTGTTCTTGATAAACCAAAACCCCTTGTGTATTTTTAAGTATTGGCTCAAGAGAGTCGTGAATATAGACTATTTCTTCTGACCCGTTTTTTCGGTCTACGTAATGCTGCGTCATAGACTTTCCGTCTACAATCGCCTTAAGACATCCGGGTCTAATAATAGAAACAAGAGCGGCCAAGTCTTCTATGTTTCTTGGTTTGACTCTTTTTGACCAAGCTCTACCCAAACTACTTTCTAGCTGGAAAACCCCCTTGGTTTTTCCGTCACAGATTAAGTCCCAAGCATCTTGGTTGTTGAAGTCTATTTCAATAGGATCAAAGGTGGATGTTTCCATCTGCGAACGCCTTTTCAAATTTTACCTTGGGAGCTATACGACGATGCAGTTTCATAAACGCAATCATTAGATTTGCCGTGTCTTTAACATCTTGCATGGCATCGTGAGCGTTCTCTTTGCTCATACCCAACAGGTCTCTCATTGAATCCATGCTTAAGGATTTAATATCTGGATTGTTTTCCATCCACATCCAAACGGTATCCAACATGTCAATCTTGTGGATTTTATTAAACAGGGTCTGCTTTCCGGTCTTTTTGTCAACAGGGCCGTGCTGCTCGCACAACCTCTGAACGATAGGAAGATCAAACCCTATAATGTTATAACCAGCAGGTATAGGGGCAAAGTAAGGTGTCTTTTTCCAGTTGTATTTGTTTACAAAGTTAGCAAACTTTTTCCATACCGTTTTGGCAGAAGGGGCTTTAGCCAGTTCTTCTCTTGTCTTGCCGTTGACAGCAAGTGCTTCGTCTTCTATTGGATCAACCCCCATCTCTATAGCCTTTTCATCATCCAGCTCTGGACGTATTAAGCTTTCAAAATAACCTCCGGGTTGGATCGTTAGCTTTCTACCGTGTATAGCAACGGCAGCAATCTGCACTGGTTGTGTTTTGTGAGGGTTTCTTGACCCAGTTTCAAAGTCGAAAACAATTATGTCTTTATAGTTCATCTCAATCTCTTTTTAATTTCAAAAAATTTGTCTATGGCCTTGTCCATGTCATCATACAATTCGCTGAA